GCGTACAGAAGATAAAAAGGATGTTACCGCTATTTGGGAAAAATTGAATAAATTAATTGAAACTTATTCAAAGAAAGGAATTAGCTTTCTACCAGGTAGTGCAAATGAAAATGATTTATATGAAGCTTATAAGTTTTGGAAAGAAGCGAATGATATTGTAATGAATCTTGAAGATAATTATAATCTTAATGTCACTCGTCCATTTTGGGATTTAATTGAAGCAAATAATCCTTTTAAAAAGGAAAAAGATGTTGGTGAAGTTCTAATAGATTTTGACTGGGAATCAGCTTTTGATAATAATGAAAATAAGATAATAAAATGTTTATTTGAAGCATATCAAGATTTTCAAAATTTTGAAAAGTGGAGACTTGAAAGTGCAAATGAAGATTCAAACTTTACTTGTGAAATCTATGATGATGGTATAGATGGTTGTATTCAGGTAAGAGCTGAATATTATAATGATGGCAGAATATTATATATTGAGCAAATTTTAAGAGGAGCTGAATATAATCCATATTAATAGCAAATTATTGGAGGTATAATAATATGAAAAATCGAGTTGTAAGATTTATCGTTATTGGTGTAATCGCAATCATTCTTTTGGTTGTTGGTTTGAATTGTTGTTCTTCTGTTGGGCCAACAGAAAGGGGAATTATGACGACTTTTGGTAAGCCTTCCACTGAGATTCTTGAACCTGGTCTCCATTTCAAGAGTCCTATTGGTCAGACTCTCGTGAAGAAAGATTTGTCGCCTATTGAATACTCAAAAACATTCCCTGTTGGAGAAGGCGGAGCTGTATCAAAGGATATGCAGACAATTGGCGTAACCTTTACTTTGTATTGGAGATATTCTCCCGATAGAATTTATGAAATTGTAACCAACTATAAAGATGAACAGAAAATTTATCAACCAATATCTACTGCTGTAAAAGCTGCTCTAAAGGCGGAAATCGGAAAATACTCAGTTGAAGAGTTGATTCAGAATCAGACTAAAATTACTGAAGATGTCAGAAGTTCATTTGAAACTGATAAAGATATAGCGAGACTTCCTATTGAAATCCAGTCATTCAAAATTGATAACTGGGATTGGTCAGATGATTATGATGCTATGATTAAAAAGACAATGGTTCGAAAGCAGGAAGTAGAACAGATGAAACAGGAAGTTGCTCTTTCTGAACAGGCCGCTCAGAAACAGGTTAAGGAAGCTGAAGCTGAAAAGCAGAGAATTGAATTGGAAGCAGACGCTGCTCTTATTAAAGCTCAGAAAGAAGCAGATGCAGCAGTTGCCCAGGCTGAAGGTGAAGCTCAGGCTAAGAAAGTTAAGGCAGAAGCTGAAAAATATGAAGCATTACAGATTCAGCAAGCGGCATCTATGAAGAAATCTCAGTGGGAACACGAAGAGAGAATGTTGGAATTGGAAGCAAAACTTCAGCACGAGAAAACTTGGAATGGAGCAATGGTTCCAAATTATATCCCAATTACTGCTGCTGGAACAATTGTTGATATTTCTGGTAATTAAGTTTATCTGAAATAGATTTTGAAAAAGGGAAGTTTTTACTTCCCTTTTTTTATAGGATAAATAAAATTATGAAGATATTTAAAATTGTAGCTAAAGAGTGTTCATTAGATTTAGAAGAAAAAACTCAAAATGTTATTCGTGACCTGTTTTCTGAATACCCAAATGGTGAAATTGAAAAGATAAATAATTGGGGCGGAGAAAATTGGATATATACTTCAATTCTTTTTGAAACAGAACCTAAAAAAGATGAAATTAATCCTTTATTTATTCATCAGATTATTTCAGAACTTAAAGGAGAGTAAAATATGAAAATCTATAAAAATATTACCTCTTCAAGAGAAGATATAGAAAGAGAGACTCAGAAAGTAATAAATGAGCTTTTTTATCAATACCCAAATGGTAAAATAGAGAATTTTCAGTCAACAGCAGCATCTAAAGGTGGTCAAGTTACTTATATGTATATAAGTAATTCTATTATTTTTGAAACGGAACCAGAACAAACAAAATCTGAAGTTACTATTGATAATCCTTTAATTCTGAATCAACTTATAGAGTCACTTAAAGATTTAATAAATCATTAACTTTTTATTCTCATTTTGTTATATTATAAATATAAGGAGATTTTCAGATGGCTGATAAATTTAAGACACTTGAATTCAATTTTGATGAAACAAATTTCCCACCTAAATATGAATCAAAAGGAAAATTTATTCTTGCTGGAGAGCAGATTCCAAATCAAGGCGATGATTCAGCAGAAGAAATGCTTTGGTCCTATGTAGCCTCAATGCATAGAGATGGAGTTGATGATAATTTCAATTCAAACTTTTTTATGGATTTAAAGCCTCGTCTCACCCCTAATCAGCAGAAACTTTCTTTTCCAAAAGATTTCAAAGATGTAATTGAACAGATGTCAGCTATGAATGAAAATATGAAAGAAGCTAAAAAAGCTCGTTCAAAAGAAGAAAAAGCTGCTGAAAAGAAATATAAAGAATCTCTCAAAGAAAAATATGGATTCGCAATTGTTAATGGAAAAAAGCAGCCTCTTGGAGCTTATATGATAGAACCACCAGGAATCCTTTTCTCTCGTGGAGCACCAAAGATTCACGGACATTGGAAATACAGAGTTCAGCCAGAAGATATTATCATTAATTGGTGCTCTGATAAGCCAGCTCCTAAAGCTCCAACAGGACATCATTGGAAAGAAGTTGTTGCAAATCGAAAAGCATTTCAGATTGTAAAATATGAAGTTGATACTGGTCACGTAGTTACTGGACCAAAGAAAATACTTTTTGCTGCGAAGGCTGATAATAAGAAAGCTGCAGATAAGAAAAAGTTTGAAAAAGCTCTTAAGCTGATTAAAAACTGGGATAAAATGGAAGCTCATATCGAAAAGGGGCTTAAATCAAGAGATAAAAAAACTCAGGAAGCTGCCCTGGTTTCTTGGTTGATTAAAGAAACTTCTATCAGAATTGGCTCTTATGATACTAAAGGTACTGATTTTGAAAATGGAGTTGTTGGAGCTTCAACTTTAAAAGTTGGAAATATCATTCTTACAAAGGAAGATTAATGCAGAGTCTTGAAAATTGTGAATTCTGTATTCATTGTAAAGATTATGTAAAGCCCGGTTTTGGAGATAATTTTGATATTAAAAGAAATAAAATTATTGTTCTTAATGGTCGTGGCTGGCATCCTTCATTAGCGCTCTGTGTTTCAAAATATGGAAAGAAAATAATGAAAAATTGTAAATGGTGTCCAGCTTTTAAAGAGCAAAAATTCAATAAAAATGTTAATTGGGAAGGTATTTTTAATGAAGTTAAATAAAGTTAAAACAATTTTGGTTGCAAAAGTTATTACTGAAGCAAAAATAGGATTTCGAGTTCCTATGGAAGAAACTGTAAAACTCTATTCTCTCAATACAAAAAAGAAAGACCTTGAAAGGGAGTGGGAAAACGAAGGAATGATGGCAATTCAGCAGACTCTTCCCGATAGAAAAATTTTAGAAGTAAAAAGTATTGAATGGCAAACACTTAATGGCCAGAAAATAAATTTTTAATTTGTACATTCATATTCTGTAATACTAAATTATTATGGAAAATGAAGAATTAGAAACATTCGTTGAAGTTGAAACTGGAAGTGAATCTTATGATGATTATATCACTTTCGGTGATATAGCATTAATCACCTTCTTAGCTATTCTCGGATGTGCCGTTTTTGCATTTATTATGAAAATAATCAGAAAAAATATAAAAAATGCAAAAATTAAACTCGGGGATAAAATTGAAGTTAGTGTAGAATCAAAAGATAACACTGATGAAAAGAAGTTGAAATAATGGAAGAAACAGAATTATCAAGAATATATAACTTAACTCATAATGGAAGAAATAATAGACTTTCCTGTGGATTTTTAATTGTCGATAGACAGACTGGAAAATTTCTCGCTTGTCATTCTACAGGAAAACCAAAAGATATGTTCGATATAACTAAAGGACATTTAGACCCACCAGAAAATCCATTAGAGTGTGCCATAAGAGAATGCCAAGAAGAAACTGGATTATCCGTTAATCCTAATGAAGTTTTCGATTGTGGCCAATTTACCTATCAAAAAGATAAAGATTTACATATATTCATTTATGTAACAGATATAAATATTCCCGAATTACATTGCGATTCTACTTTTGAAATGTATGGAAAACAATTACCAGAGATGAATGGGTATTCACTGGTGAATGACTTTTCTTTATTCTATAAAAATCTTGGAACCGTTTTAGAAGAGGCCTATAATAGGCCAGGCGCCAAGGAATTTATAGAAGCCCGCCTCATTTAGTAGTTAATTTATCTTTATGTTAAAAATTAATTCTCTCGTCTTGCATAATTTTACTTGCGTATCTGATGCTGAATTTGATTTTTCAGATGATAAAACAATTCTTTTAATTGGAAAAAACGGACAAGGTAAATCTTCTATTCTATCTGCGATTGCTCTATGTCTTACTGGAGAAACTAGAGGTACACAATTTAAAGATTTAATCAAACTTGGTAAAGATTCTAGCTTTGTAAAGTTAAATGCTCTTATAAATAATAAGCCTCTTGATATTGAGGTAACACTTCATATTAAAAATGGAAGAGTCAGAACAATAAAATATGAAGATAAAATCTATATCAATTCTGATGCCAATGATTTAATAAAGTCTCTTGAAATTGATTTTTACGCAAATATAATGCTATCAATTCAAGGTAAATCAGAAGATATAACGAATCAAGGCCCAGCGGAAAGAAAATATTATTTACAGAAATTACTCAATTTTGATTTTTATGAAAAACTTCAGCCTTATAAGGATAAGGTAACGAATCTGAATGATACAATTGATGAAATTGAGAAATCCATTAAAGTTAATGAAGAACTCATTTCTCAAAAGAAAAAAGAAATAAAAGACGAAATTGATTTCTTTTTTACGGACGAAGACATCATTAATCTTCAAAAGAAGATTGGTGGATTAACTCAGGAAATAGATGAGTTTGGTGAGAATATTTCAAAGAAGAATGAATTAGTCAGCGAGTTCTCTAAAATAAAAACTCAAGTATCTGATTTGAATAATGAAAAGAGCCAGAATTCTATAAAGATTAAAAACTTAAAAGAAAAGAAATCAGATTATGACAATCTTGAAAATGAAATAAAAGAAGTTGAATTAAAGATTGCAGAAGAAACTGAGAAATTGGGAAAGGCAAATCTTGAAAGTTCTGATGCCAAAAAAGTTTTAGATTCTCATAAAGAAAAAGTAAAAGACGCTGAATCTGAAAAGAATAAAATATCTTATGAGCTCAACGATATAAAGAAGAAAAAAGATTTATTATCTAAAGGAAAATGTCCAACTTGTGGTAATGAGTTCACATCAGATGAAGTTGAAGAAATTGAAAGTTCTTACAAAGAAATAGAAAGAAAATATGAAGATTCTTGTAATTGGCTTAAAACATTTGAATTGGATGCTAATATAGCAGCTCAAGGATATAATGAATCTGTCACAAAAGTAAACAATATTAATTCTTCTATCAATTCAGAAAAAAGACAGAAAAGTTATCTTGAATCCAAATTAAAGGCTAAACCAGATTTTAGTGGTATTCAAACTTTGGAAAAAAGAAATATTGAAATTGATTCTGAAATCAACACAAAAAATAATTTAATAACTCAAAAAGAAAATGAGATAAAAGAAATTGATAAGTCTTTGCTCGAATATGATAGAATAAATAAAGAGTTAAAAGAAAATCAAGAGTTATTAAATAATTATAACAGTACAATTCTGAAAAATAATTTGATACTTCAGAATAATAAAACAATTCGTGAATCCATTATCAGTATGGAAGAGCAAATAAAAACGAATATGTCTTCTCTTGAATCATATAGAAAGAGTTTACAATCTTATATTGATTGTATTGATATATTTGAAAAGACATTCCCGAATTATTTAATTGTTAAAACTTGTGCTAAGCTTGAAAAAGCAATTAATGATTTTGTTCAAACGATATTTCCCGAAATGGAAGTTAGATTGTTTCAGAATAAGCAAGGAGTAGAGTTCTTCTATACACCTGAAAAGAGTACTGTAAAGAAATGGATAAAAGAAAATCTATTGAATGCAAAAAATGCCTCAGGTTTTGAGAAGGCGGCATTATCAATGTCATTTAAGGTAGCTCTTTTGAAAGCTTACGATATTCCATTTGCTTTCCTAGATGAGGTTGATTCAGCCGCTGATGATGAAAATTCAGAAAATATGTTCAAAGCAATCATTTCTAATAATATCTTTGAGCAAATCTTTATTATATCTCATAAATCTTCAGTGAGAGATTCTATAGTAACAATTGCACCAAAAGCAAAGGTATATTATGTTGCAGAAGGCAACTTTAGTACGGAAGAGCAATAACTAGATAGAATCAGACTAAAAGAGACAAGGAAAAATAATGACTGTAGAGAAACGAGATGGTCAAATTAAGGAATTTGACCCAAATAAGATTATTACAGCAATTTCAAAAGCTGCGAAGTCTTGTAAAATAGAAATCCAACAAGATATGATTCAAAAACTTTTGAAATATGTTACAGCAAAGGTTTCCAAACTTGATGAGCCAATCAATGTTGAAGATATACAAGATGCAATTGAAGAGGCTTTAATGAAATATAACCTTTTCGAAGTGGAAATTTGTTTCCACGATTATCGAAAGAAAAGGGAAGCCGATAGATTTAAAAAATTAAAAATTACAAAAGAAATCACTGAAAAATTAAATGCAGAGAATATAGCAAATCAGAATGCCAACCTTGATGAAAGTTCTTTTGGTGGAAGAAAAGGGGAAGCAGAATCAGCACTATTAAAACAAATGGCATTAGATTATTATATTTCTCCAAAATTTGCTAAGAATCATATTAATAATAGAATTTATATTCACGACCTTGATTCTTATATAATTGGAATGCATAATTGTCTTTCAATTCCATTTGATGAATTATTAAGGAACGGATTTAAAACAAGACAAGTATTTATCAGACCAGCCGGCTCAATAAATACAGCTTATCAGTTAGTTGCAGTTTTATTCCAATTACAGTCACTTCAGCAATTTGGTGGAGTTGCAGCAACCCATTTTGATTGGACAATGGTTCCTTATGTTAGAAAATCTTTTTATAAACATTATAAAGATGGAAAGAAATGGCTCTCATTCAGAAAAAAATTTGAATTATCAAAAGAAAAAGTTGAGACAACTTCAATTAATAATAAAAAGGTTTATACAAATAGAAAAGCAAGAAAATATGCTCTTGAAATGGTAAAGAAAGAATTAAATCAAGCTGCTGAAGGCTTATTACATAATTTGAATTCACTTCAGTCTCGAAGTGGAAATCAATTACCTTTTAGCTCTATTAATTATGGAACTTGTACATTACCAGAAGGTAGATTAGTTATTCGTTCAATTCTTGAATCTTCTATTAAGGGAGTTGGAAATGGAGAAACTTCTATTTTCCCTTGTCAGATTTTTCAGTTGATGGACGGAGTAAATACTTCAGAAAAAGACCCAAATTATGATTTATTCAAATTAGCAATTAAATGTACCTCAAAAAGATTATATCCAAATTACGTAAATTGTGATTGGAGTAAAGACCAAGGATATAATAAAAATGACCCAAGAACATATCCTAGCACGATGGGGTGCCGCACTTATTCGAGTTGGGATATTAATTCACCAGATGAAGCTCATAAGCGTATTAAAGATGGACGAGGAAATATCGCTCCTGCTACAATTATTCTTCCAACTTTAGCTATGGAAGCTAAAAAGAAGGCTGAGAAAGACCAAAAGCCAGAATATATTGTTGATTATTTTATGGATATTCTTGAAAAAGCAATTGGTGATTGTAAAGATGAATTAATTGAACGATTTAATTGGATATGCGCTCAGAATCCAGCTTCAGCTAAGTTTATGTATGAGAACAATACATTCTTCTCTTATGGAGATGATTTTAAGAATGAAGGTATTAGAGGTGCTCTAAAACACGGAACATTAGCAATTGGACAATTAGGAATGGCCGAATGTTTACAGATTCTTATAGGATGTGACCAATGTGACCCTAAAGGAATGGAAGTTGCGAAAAGAATTGAATCTTTATTTAGTGCTAAATGTTCTGAATATAAATTAAATTATAAATTGAACTTTGGAGTTTATTATACTCCAGCTGAAAATCTTTGTTATACAGCTATGACAAAGTTTAAAAAGAAATATGGAGTTATTCCAAATGTTTCAGATAGGGATTATTTTACAAACTCAATTCACGTTCCTGTTTGGAAAGAAGTTGACCCAGTAGAAAAAATCAATATTGAAGCTCAATTGACTGGATATAGTTCAGCAGGATGTATTACCTATATTGAAATTGGAGATAACGCTTCAAATAATCTTGAAGCTCTGAAAGATTTAGTATTATATGCAAAGACTAAGGATATTCCATATTTCGCTTTGAATCTCCCATTAAGTCATTGTAAAAAATGTGGCTCAGATGAGAATATAGATTTTGATGCGTCTTGTCCTTGTTGTGGAGCTGAGCCAGAAGATATTGAACATCTCGCTAGAGTCACTGGATATTTGAGTACTGATTTCAGACATTTCAATAAAGGAAAACAATCAGAAACAAGAGAAAGATTTGTCCACGTAAATAAATGGAACACTTGGAAAAAGTAGACGACCTTTTTAAGCATAGGCTTTCATTAAAAAACAGAGCTGATAAAAGAGCCTATGCTATGTCTTTAAGAAACGATTTCTCATTTATAAAAACTGACGAATATTTAATAGAGCAAGATTTAGATTTTGGTATTATTGAAAATGAAGTATGGGGAATGATTAATATTTCAAATTTTAAAAAATTAAGTCTAACTCAAGATTTCTATGTTGTTGATTGTGAAACTAAAAAAGAATACCCGATACAGTGGAGACTTAGGTAATTTTTCCTACTATCTTATAAAGGAGATTTTTATAAAAAATGGCAATTCGAGTTGCTAATATTATTGATTTTGATATTGCGGATTCTTTAGACGGAATCTGTGTTTCTTTATGGACTGCTGGATGTCCACATAGATGTCCTGGTTGCCATAATTCTGAATTATGGGACGGAAATAATTATCCCGAAAAATCAAAAGAAGAAATATTAGAACGTATAAAATCAGCAATGATTAAATCAGATATTAAAAAGAGTTTTTCTATATTAGGTGGAGAGCCACTCATTCCCGAAAATGTAGAAGATTTGAGCTGGATAATTTCTGAGTTTCATAAACAATTCCCAAGTTCTACGATATACCTTTGGACTGGGTATACATTAGATGAATTATTAGAAAGAAAAGATAAAAATTTAAAGAAGATTTTTAAAAATATAAATTATCTTATAGACGGAAGATTTGATATAAATAAAAAAATGACGAGCCTTGAATTAAGGGGCTCGTCTAATCAAAATATTTATAAGAGAACTTTCTTTGGTTTAAGAAAAATTTAATCTTTTTTTAAAAAATATTTTTGAAGCGTTTTAATATTATTTTTCTGAATTGTCTTTTTAGCGATATCAGTAATTTGGTCACACTCTAAGGCGTGAGCTAGAGCTTCTTCTCCATTTAAGAAATCACCTTCATCAGTAATCCAACCAGGATGTGCTTTATTAGCGATTTCATCAATTACTAAATCGTCCATAACATCAAATGCATCTTCAATATTATTTCTAATTACTCTATCAATAAGAGCAATTTCACCTTGATAAGTAATTTTATAAACTTTATTTACAATCATCTATAAACTCCTTTTAATATCCTCGTACTAAAGCTAAAACATATCCATCATTTACATATTGACGTTTGTAAGCATTTAATAAATTTCTTCTTACAAGAATTTGTGCTCCATCTCGCCAGAAGAAATCGGCCAATACTTGCCCATATGTACCATTAATAGTAACAACGTTAGTTTCAGATGGAAGAATAATAGTTGTTAAATTAGGGCATTGTATTAAAGGTCTATCATCATTAAAATCTAATGTAGTTAATGCTGCAGGCATAGTAATAGATTTTAAATTATCTAAGTCCCTTACAGAATAATATCCCATACTTTCAATATACTGATTTAATTTGAGATATTCAAGACCATCATAGTTTACAAGAAACAAATTATTAGTATCTGACCCCCACCAATTCTGCCCACAATAATTTGAATTTCTATCTTGTGGCATATATAATCCTTTTAAGCCAGGGAAAGGGTTTGATACTCCGCCAAAAAATTGGCCAATTTGTGATACCGTACAACTATTTAAATTAGTGAATTGGTCTAAAATTAAATATGTTGGCTTTGTTTCATCTCCCAATATATGTTTTAACGCATTTAAATTTTGAGTTCTCCATTCACTTTGTGCGTTATTTCCCATTATATATGTTAAATCTAATGAACGGGTATTACCATTTCCACTTAAACCAGGTCTTATATAAGCGACTGGATATGTGTCCCAATCCCAATTATCCCAATATTCAGTTATACTTTCTCTTGAATCACTACTATATCTAAATCTAGGTATATCATAAGCTACTGTACTGCCCTTGGGCAGATTATTTATATCAAGCTCCCCAAGGGCTATAGGCGAGAAATCTGATAAATCACTTTGAGTATAATTAAATGGTTCAAAATCAGAAGAAACCCAACCAGTATAATAAACATCATAATTTTCATTACTAGATGTTATTCTAAGTGCGATATATGTATCATTTCCATATTTACAGCTATAACATTCAACTGGAGCTCCATTTCCTTGTGTCCAATAATTATTTAAAACTCCATTTGCTTGATTCAAAAGAACATCAAAGCTATAAACATTTGAAGGGCCTCTAATTAAAAAGTGCCCATAAGAATATGTTTGCTCTTGTGAATTATAATTATTAAAAATCATATATTGGCCTTTTGTTTGAGTATTTCCCAAATAAAGATTTGCTACCCAAACGGTATCATTTTCTGATACAACTCTGGCCTCTTCAAAAACTGCTTTTTTAGAAACACCTCCACCTAAAACATCAAGTGATAATTCATCTTTTTTGAATATGAAAGTGTCTTTTGGAATATCCTCTCCGTTAAGAGTAAAATCCTGAGTTATTTTCCAACAAGTTCCTATTTTATAATTTGAAAAATCAGATGGCGGAGCTGTAAGAGGTCCAGCATATTGAATAACTTTATTATTTTCAAAATCTATGTTATCTTCTAATAATTGATTTATTGCATCAATATCATCTTGAAGAGCTGAATCCACATCAGCTCTTTCTGAAGCCTCAGCATCAATCGCATCAGATAAATCAGAGTCAGCTCCTTGTCTTGCTGATTCTTCTGCAATTATTGCATCAGATAAATCTGAATCGGCAGATTCTCTAGCAGAAGTCTCAGCTGATATAGCATCAGATAAATCAGAATCTGCATTTTCCCTATTTGTCGCTTCAGCTTCAATATTATCTTGAAGTGTTATATCAGCATTCTCTCTGGCAGTTTCTTCATCATTAATGAATTTGTCAACTTCCATAGTTGAATATGTATTTAATCTAACTTCTTGATAAGTATTTCCACCAGGCAATTTAATAAAAAGAGAATTGACTTTCCTATTCTGATATGTTGTAGAGTCATTCTTGATTAAAAATACTGAATAATCAGCGGCATTCTGATTCAAACTTGAAACTTTATCAACTTCACCTTCATAATGGAGAGCTTTTACTCCTTTATTGTAAGCATCTTCACTTCCTACTGGGATTAATTCTCCATTATATTTTTCATAGATAGTTTTATTTGTCTTATTGAAAACGAAAACTCTATCTGGTATATAATCGACTAAGAATTCAATACTATTAGAATCAGTAGTAATATTTTTTACAAATTCCATAATATTAAATAGTACTTTTCTTAAGGTTTTCATTATATTATAAATATAGGAGATTGCTCTATGAGATTTGATATAAGTATCTTAAATGAAGAAGAAAGAGATGAAGCATTAAATATTGCTACTGAAATTTCTATGGCAGCGATGGAAATGGATTTTGAAAAAGTAAGGATTCAACTCGATTCTATTCAAGAGATATTTGACGACCATTATTCTAAAATTGAGAATAAGCTTCGTGCAGAAGAGCATAATAACTTCCTACAACTCATAGAAAAAAATGAAAATGGTGGACAGGACACTTTAACAATCCCAAAACATAGGGGAAAATTTTATTGGCCGATTTTCAGAAAAGATATTATGAAAGAAACTGAAAAGGCATTCGGTATTCTTGATTTGGAAGCTACAGAAGAAATGCGACAAGAATCATTGAAGAAATGGAAATCAGAGCCAATTCATTGGTTACCAAAATCAAAAATAATCGTTTACCAAGGTCTTTATTTCATTCCATCTGATTATTGCCAGATTTCTTATATGGATAAATTTAAAAGTAGCTATATTATAAAAACATTTAATATTTAAAAAATAAGGTCGGGTAAATCCCGACCTTTTTTATTACCAAAATTTAAATATAAAATGTCCACCTTGATAAATCAATTCTAAAGAAATTAAAGAAATCCCAGCAGAATATAACATTGTAGTTCCAGTTCTAATATCACCTTGAGAAAAAGGAATAATAGAACAAACAGCAACACCAATTGGCGCCAATGGAACTAGGAAATTTCCTAAAGTATAAAGATTTGAGAATCTTCTGTCTCTCTCATAATCTAATTTCTGATGTTCATTCCATTCAAACTCTAAAAGCTCTTTTTCTTTTTTAATTATTTCAACTTCTTCTAGAGCTGCTGAAAATAATTCAATTGCATTCTCAGTATCACCTTTATTACTTAGAAGTGCCTTGTTCGCTAGATTCAGACAATCCGATAACTGATTTGATAAATTCTTCATCGAGCTCAGCTCTTCTAATACTGAGGTCGAATAAGTCATTGATAGTTGAGTTTGCCAATTGTAAAGATTCTTGATAAGTTTTAGTAATTGAGGCAAGCTCATCGAGTTTGGATTTGTATTGTTTATTAAGTTCTTCAGCTGCTCCGATACTTCTTCTGGCATCTTCGTTATGTCCGATTGCATTGTTGAGATTATTAATTCCAGTTTCAATTTCAGTTCCTGCTCGGCCTGCTGACTGTCCAATAGTGTCGATTCGTTGCTCAATTCTTCCGCTATTTGATTCAGCTCGTTTAAATCTGGTTGCATATCCTGCCCAAAAACCGAGTGAGAAAATGATAAGAATAGTACCAGCGATAATAGAATACTTAATGATTTTTTTCTTGTCAATTTCCATTGAAAAATTTTTGATTTTAACATTCATTTTCGCCCCTTTTTGATATTCATTTAGTCTACTAATTAAATATGATAAGAGACTTCCAAAAGAGACTCGCTATAAAACACGGAATTATAGCAAGGAAAATATTAGATAATAATATCGAACTCGAAGGTACTCCACAAGACTGTATAAGAATTAGATATAAAAAGACTAGAGATGGAGATACAGAAACTTGGGAAGTATTGATGGCCGATATTCAAAATATCTATTTTCCACCTCTTGACGATGTACCTTTCAGAAAATTAGAAGATAAGGGAGAAGGTAAATATAAAATAACTTCTCTCGTTAATTCATTCGCTGATGAAAATGTGGATATTTATAAATTAATATTCACTCATAAATCTGATTTAAATGTCGGTGACCTAATTATAAGAGTTTTTCACGACCCCGATGTAAAGGAACCAATTATTCTTGTTTTTGAATTAACTGAATTATTGGGAACATTTGGGGAAATGCTTGAAAGTCAGAGTGCAAATTCAGTTTTGGCAACTAGAGATATACCAGATGAGATAGCTGAAGTTGTTTCCGAAATGGCAAAGAGACGATTAAAATTAGGATTTTAAATCAACTAAATATATAAATTTTAATGGAGAATTAGAAATATGGCATACAATAATAAAATGATTGATTCTATGATGGCATATAGCGCTGATGCCTTCAAGAATATGTATGATATTTATATCGACTGGCCTGGTTCATTATCGGCTGCTGAAAATAATCAGAATCTTATTTCTGTAAGGGCTAAAGGAATAAAAATACCAGACCTCGGTGCTGCAACTTATGATAGACACTACCACGGAAATAAAATTGCTCTTCCAAAACCAGAACAAGAATTTGAAAGAAACGTTGAAATCACATTTACAATGGATGCCGGATTCCAATATTATCAGAACTTCTGTAAATGGCTTTCAGTTGTAGTTGATGCGGTAAATGGTGGAACGTCAAACTGGCCAGCATTAAGAGGCACCCTTTATGCTGTACCTTTAAAAGGAATTTTCTTACCAGCTGGGTATGAATCAAAAACTGGAGCTGACGGTACAATAACTAATAATATTACAGCTGCTACTAATTCAAAAGTAATTAATCCTAGTTATATTAATGGAACACCAGATGGAAGTGATAAAGCTGGTGCACTTAATCTTGGTAAAGTAAAAGATTTTGGTTGGAAATTCAGCGAATGTTGGGTTTCAAAAGTAACAGCACCTGATTTTGCTGTTGATTCATCAGAGCCATTGGAGTTTACTGTTACATTCCAGTTCTTGGATTATGATGCTCCTGCATTTGGTGGATTCAGAAACTCACAGAACCTTGAATTAGGCGGAACAAATTAATAAATTAATTTAAATTAAAAATATAAGGGTACGAGAAATCGTACCCTTTTTTTATTCCACTAAATATATTATAATGGCAGATGTTAAAATCGACGAAAAAGAATTAGAAAAGAAAGAGTTTTGGGATTGGGGAAAGGACGAGAATGGTAACGTCCTTGGTGGCTCTTCAGCTCTAATTGATAATTTAAAAAAAGATTATGATGATGGACTCAAAGACCAAAGAGAAAAAATCAATGAAAAATATATAGACGACACCGTAAGAACTAAAGATAAAGATAGCTGGAATTGGTATAATGCTCAATGGAGAAATGATTGGCTAGATGGTATTGATAATGCTATAAATAATTTTAATACAAGTGGATATACCAATGCATTAAATAGTTTTATAAATGATACAAATAAAGAAGATGACTCTATACAAAGCGGCATCAATAATGCTGTTAAAAGCCTAAATGATAAAATTACTAATGGTTGGGTTAAAGATTATAATGATTGGTTTGATTCACTTGATAATTGGACAAAATTTTTAGATAATGATTATTACCAAAACATATTGACAAATACTGGAAATTTTGCAAATAACTGGTTAACAAATGCGGTAATATCTGATTGGCTTGGTATGGGTCCTATAAATGAAGGTGAAAGTGGTTTATTAAAAATATTAAATAATTCTGTAAAATCACGTAGTAAATTTGTTGTTACAAATATTAAAAATGAAGATAAAAACAAATTTGAAGAAAATTATAGTATTATAAATCCATATATAAAAAAGATGTTTGAAGCTGGACCAGATTTATTTTCAAATAGTTTTGATATATTTTTTATAGTTGAATCATTAGATGGAAAAAAAGATTTTATTGGGCCAAGCGATATTAAATTTGGAGAAACAGATAAAAATTTAAATGCTCTTATATCTAATTATAATGATTTAACCGTTAGAACTGCTTCAATTTCAATACCTCAAAGAATGCAATCATCATATACTCAAAAGATTTTAAATTTATCTACTGAAATGGTTTCTCATTCAGTAGAATTTGAGAATAAAGCTGAATTAAAAATTGATTTAGATAGTAGCCTTTCAGTAATAGATTTAATAAATTCATTATCGGGATTACCTGATTATACTAAAAAATCATCTATAGCTGATTCTGCGGAAGAGAATACAACAGAAAAAGAAAAATATACTTTTAGTAAAAATAATAATGATGATGAACCTACTTTTGGAGCATCATATCATAATTCAAGTATAAAAAGATTGGATATTTATGTAAACTCAAGAAGCTTTAAAAATATTCATCATTTATATTGGAATCCGAATGCTGAAGGTTCAATAAATAATATTATTTATGTTTTTTATAATTGTAAATTTTTAGGAACAGACTCAATTTCTTTTTCAAGGGATTCTGTTGATGTTCAAAATAAATCATTTCCTTTTATTTTTGAGCATTTATATGAAGTATATAAAATGTATTCTGATATTGCTCCACAAGAAGGTCAACAATTAATAATGGATAATTTTAAAGATACCAAAAATGATGTTGAATTTATAACTCATTTATAAGGGATAAAAGATGGCGGACAAAACTACAGAGATTGATAAAAATACAGTTAAAGATTCTCTCAAAAAAGATAAAGAATATGGAAAGACAAATTATCCTTTTGATGCGTATACATCTTATGATACTTATATGGCTCTTAAAGAAGAAGATAGGAAAAAGGAAGATGCAAATAGAGCTGTTGAATTTAGTGCATATTTTGAAGATTTTATTAAAAAACTTGATGATGATGCTGCTGATAAATTTAAAAAGAAATTAACAGAATTAGGTGCCGATTTTAAAGAAGGAACAAAATTTTCAGATAGTGTAAGTAATATTATGAATGCTGATGATTTATTAGCACTTATTCAATATTGCTCTGATGAAGCTAATAAAATGGTAGCTAAAGGAACTCCAACTGATGAAAAATCAATGGAAGAAGCTCAAAATATATTAAAAGAAGTATTATTAAATGATTTACAATATATAGCTCAATATTATACAGATAAAGAAAGATTTTTTAATAGAGAAGATTTTAATAAATTTATGATGGATTTAATTGCTGAGTTGAAAAATGTAAAATTTGCACCAAATATTAAATTTAAAGATGGACTTGAAGCTGGATTAAATGCTGAGTTGAAAAATGTAAAATTTGCACCAAATATTAAATTTAAAGATGGACTTGAAGCTGGATTAAATGCTGAGTTTATTAATATATCTCAATTAGAAAATCTCTCAACTACTATTCATAATAATATTATAAGTAATCTTATAAAATTTGTTGAGACGGAATTAGTTAAAACGCCAGAAGATAAAATAGGAATTAAATTAGATAAAGATGGGCATACAAATCTCAATCAGAGAAATTATGAGAGTATGGGAAAAGTTGAAGAAAATGTACTCTTAAATAGATTAATTTCAATGATGCCAGATTTCTCTCAAAATCTATTTACTATTGGATTTATTGGTATTAATGATGATTACAAAAATTTATCTGATTTTGCTTTGGACTATTTTAGAGATTTTGATGAAAATAGTGATGAGTTAACTGGAGAAAAATTTAATCATTTAAATAATAATATAGATGGATTTTATACCAGAGTTTCAAGTTTTGAAATCCCAATGCCAAAAGCTCATACTATTCAATATAAATTCTTTACTAGAACTATAACAAAATTATCAGCTGGAATTGAACAGCCACATACTATAAATATTACTTTTAATGCTGACCAAAATGGGTATATCATAAATCATTTCCAAAGAATGGCTGGACAATTCAATGCATATCCGAAAAAAGATGAAACTAGAGAAATTTCTTTAGGAGCATTACAATCAATGTTTACTCCTGGCGGATTCATTGGTAGAGATAAAACTTTAAATATCTTTATTAAATTTAATGATGTAATTGGTAAAGACCAATTTACTGGAAGAATCTATAATAATGATGATAATTACCAAAGATATGATTTTTCAAATGGCTCTTTAAAAGATTTCCAAAATAAAAACGGATATAATGGATTTTTTTTAGAAGATGTACAATTTCTTGGTTTTGATAACTCTATTGATTTTAATAGAGATTCAGCTAATCCAATAGAAATGACTGGAAAATTCAGATTCAACCATCTTTATCGTATAGTTGCTTAAACTAAATAAATATGGATAAGAAAGAACTGGCAGAGTTCGAGTTCAATGGAACTCAATATCTTTTTAATTTAGACCCAGCAACTGGAAATTTATTCTATCTCAAAAATGTAACATTTGAAGATATGCCACCAAATGAGGCTGCTGGAAGTGATAAAGCTACTTCTGAAAAGAATCAGGCTACTCTCACACAAATATTAAGATATAGAGTTAAATCTGTAAAACTCGATAATACAATTGGAATTGAATTTGATAATAATAGAATGCTTTTGCCAGGAAATCCTATCTGTGTTACTGGAATAAAAGAGTCTCATAATTTTACTATAGAATGGGTTGAAGATTCTTTTTTCAGAGTTCAAAAATTCCATAAAGAGTGGATAAGTCATTGGTTTCAGAATAAAACATTACAAGATGGCGTAAAAGGAAAATTTGTTTCGTTTATATTTGAAGTATTCTATTTAAATAATGAAGGTGGAATTTCTCCAAAATTATCACCTAAGCCAGCTTATACGATTAAACTTGACCATTGTGCGCCAATAGATTTATCAGATTTTAGTTTCTCTTATGATGAACAAGATAATGGAAAATCATTTGTTGGTAAATATGTTGCTAAAAATATAGAAATTATTGATAGCGATGAAGGTCCGAATGAAGATAAAGTTTTAAAATATATTTAAAATATGAGGTGTAATAAATGAATTCAATTTTAATAAATGATATTGAACAATTGAAGTCAGGCGTAGAAGATATTATCTCATATCAAGATATAAATTATCTTGGAGTAGATAAGAATGATACTATTACTGTTAAAAATGAAAATTGTTTATTACAGAAAATGAAAATCTGGCTACAATCTGATATAAATGACTACCATAGAAATCCTAAACTTGGTGGAGTTATAGTTGATAACGCTAGAAAAATGAGATTAACTAAGGAAAATGCTGGTAAACTAAGAGAATTGATTAAGACAGAATCGGAACTCTTATTTAAAGATATTTCCATTTATGATATTTCAGTAATCCCAAATGTAAAAGAAAGACGATGGGAAATTAAGATTTCTGTCATTGACCCAGTAACTAAAATTGCTGATTCTTCAATGTATGATAATCAAAATTCTATTGCTATTTATACGGAGTAAAAATGAAAACATTTGTTTATGATGCAATAAAAGAAAGACTTATTAAAAGATTAAAATTGAATGCTGATGCAGCAACAGTTCTTGATGATTCAGCTTTTACTAATATTCTTGATGTTGTTTCAGAAGGTTTCGCTGAAAATGCAAGATATACTGAATATCTTTATCTTGAAAAGAAGTGGGATACAGCTAAAAATATTTCTTCTCTTTTATCAATGGGAGCATTAATCGGAAGAAAAAGATATAGACCAGAATCAGCTACTGGAATTATAATTGTTTCCCATACTGACGATGATAATAATAATAGATTGGCAAATTATGGAAGATACTTTTTTGATTTAAACGAAGAATCAGATTATGATGAAATAGATAAAAATGAAGATGCTGATTATATTAAAAAGAGAGCATTGGTACCTTGGCTGAACTCTTCACTATATACAATTCCCGAAGGCACTGAATTTGTATCTAACTCAGGTATTTCATTTTTCGCTACAAAATCAGTAAAGATTAAAAAGCTTGAAAAGAAATATTCTGAAATATCTTCTGACGAAGGTACTCTTAAAGCATTCTTAGCTAGAGGAGGCTGGGACGGAATTAAATATTTGAAAGTTCCAGTTATTCAAGGTATTAAGAGAAAAGCTCAGGTTGGAGTTTCTACTGGAGAAAGAAATCAAGCATTCAAATTTGAAGCAAGAAATATTGAAGCTGGAAATAACTCAATTTCAAAGAAATATTTTTATATTGAAGTAACCGAAAAAGATGGAACTACAACAAAGTGGTTTGAGCTTCCAATGATTCAATTAGCCGGACCTTATGATAGAGTATTTGAAACGGAACTTTCAGCTGATGGCTCATATATTATAATTAAGTTTGGTAATGGATATTCTGGTAGAATTCCTACCAAAGATTCAGTTATTGATTTGAATTATATTGAAACTGCTGGAAAGAGTGGAAACATAGAGCAGAACTTCCAAATAAATACAATTAAATTCCCAGCTGGATATTCATATATAGACCCAAGAACTAAGAATGAAAGAGAATTCCTATCTTGTACAAATATTGCTCCAATATCTGGCGGTAAAGATATTGAATCAAGAGATGAATTCAGAAAAGATGCTCCTAGTTCATATCTTAAATACTATGCAACTTCAGTAAAATCAAATTATGAGAAAAAGGTTTATGAAAATTCACCTTATTCTTTATTGAATGCTAAATGTTTTATTTCTTCTGATTTTACTGCTGAACAATTGGATAATTCTATTGATGATGAAATTGAAGAAGAAGTACTTAATCAGCTTTCTTTAATTTCCAATTCTTTAAATATTACAGCGATTAAATCAAATGGCCAATCAATGAATGAAGTTGAATCTGAATTCTTTATCAATTCACTTTCTGAATCGCTCGCTGAAATTAAAGGACCAAATGATGCTTTGAAATATTGCGCCCCTTTAATGATTAAAATGGCTCCATCTATTTTAATCAAAACTTCTGATTTAACAGTTACAGATGATGCTGTAATTAATGGAGTTTCTCAAATTATTCAAAGTGAATTCGCAGTATTCCAAAAAGATTTTAAAGATGATTTCGTTTCTTCAAGGATTATTCACTTGGCTTCATTATTTAATTTTACAGATTCAGTAGAGTTAACTATTGATGCAATCGCTGATGTTGATTATGATAATATTGAATTACTCTGTACAGAAAAAGATTCAATTCCTTTAATCTCAGTTCCTTTTAAATTTTCTGATATTTTCTCAAACGATAAATTCAAAAAAGGATTTAAAAATTTCAAAGACGGAAAGAAGTTTAATTTAAGAGTTGACTTGAGAGTAAAAAATGGTGCTCCTAGTTCTCTTGAAAGAACATTATTATTAATTGATAATAGAGAAAAATTAGAAGCCATCAAAGATGCAAAACGAGGCGTTATTGATGAAAATGGATTAGCATCAAGTCTTTTCCAAAAGATTCGTTCTGAAAAGAGTGATACTGAGTTCTTCCTTTATGAAGAAAATAATAGTAGCTATAAGAATAGAAGAATGAGAGTTGCCCAATTCCCGATTCTGATAAATAATGTTTTAACAAACAAATTTATTGATAATCTTTTTAGTTTTGAAAATTCTCCATCAGAAATTAGACCTTTTGAGCAAGATAATAATGGTGATAATAAGATTTTACTTTCATCTATTGTTGATGTAAATCTTCAAGAGCCAATTAAAGGAAATGAAATTGGTACATATTGTTATAGAAGAAATACTGAATATATAAATTATTTTGATATTTCATATAATGAAGAGTTTAATGATATTGATAATTACGCCAATGGATTTGTTTTAATTCCTTGTGATTATATCAATTCTTTAGGAACAAATAATGCTACATTGATTACTACTGGATTAACTCTTGGACAAATTCAGCAAAGGAACGAAGAATATATTAAAGAGATAAAACGATTGTTGAATGATTATCTTGATATTAAAGTTAGAGCAGAACCTAGAGCTGATGTAATAACTCCTTTAAAATGGAATGAAATTGTTTTTGTTGATGATGATGATATTACAGTAGAAAAAGAAACCGTCATAAAAGAATAATCTTTAAATTAGGATTATACTAATTTCCTAATTATTTTCTTTTGTGATGGCGATGTTTTCAGATTTTTTCAAATTCGCGGGATTGAAAATTTCTTATACATTTACCAACATAGAAAATAAGAAAGGGTGTAGAATATTTAAAACTACACCCTTTTCTTATTAAATTACTATTAAATTATTATTAAATTATTATTTATCTTTTTAAAAGGACCGATTCTTTTTAAGGCTTACATACAATAATAAATGCTTGATGAATCCGAAAATTCAACAGAATCTGGTGGGAGGCGAGCTGACCAATTACTTCCTTTCCCATTAATTTTTCCTTTCGCAAGCTCTTTTCATCATACTAATATTATAAAACTAAAATTATAAAATCATTTTAATTCGGCGGGCCTCTTGTCATTTAAACCTCCAATAATGAAGCAGCTCTAGAATTGCTTCAAAGATAAATTTTACCATAAATATTTTTTAAGATAGGGAGCTACCCTATACGAAAACTTCTTCCCATAAGCAAGGAATAAATCTTATATTTTCAATATAAGGCATCCTGCTATTCATCAAAGATTGTATTGGCACTCTTTCTTGTCCATATATTTTTCTGTAAATATCTTCTTCTGAAATTGGATTTGCTATTCCATCAATAAGGATAGTTTTTGAATCTTCGTGGTACTGATGAAGATTACTTATAGTAATCAAATAATATCCTTTTTTGATAAGCAAAGAATTGGGATTCATTACTCGTCCTCGTAATATTCAACAGAGATGATTTTCCAGTCGTTGAACTCATCTTCATCTTCAAATTGAGCCTGGTCGAAAGCCTTCATCTTAGCTTCCTGTTCTGAATTTACCAAACTTCCATCTACAAAATAATCATCAGTTCCGTAAGACTGACCATCTAAAAATTTTTCGATTGTTACCTTGTATGTTCCCATATTTTCAAATCTCCAATGCTAAATTTCTACAGTTGGCGCCATTCGTAGATTTTCTCTGACTTTCTTATTTATTTGAAAATTTATTTATCAACATTTTCTAAATTAAAAGTATTTGGAGTAATTCCAAGTTGCTGATTTAATAATTCTTCCTGTACACTTTGAAGAACAAATGCTCTTTCAATAAATTGAAGTTCACAATAATCTAAATCTTGCTTGTCTTTTATTTTTTGAAAAACTCTTTTTGCAAAATCATTCATTGTTAACTCCTCGTAATATTTATTTGAAAACTTTACCCCATAAACAAGGAATAAATCTTTTCGATTGTTACCTTGTATGTTCCCATATTTATTATATAATAAATATGGAATAAAAAGTTAAAATTCAAATCCCATTTTTTCCATAAATTCATCTTGTTTGACTTTCATTGTTTCATAACTTCTATCATTAAGAGCCATCGGTCGCCAAACTACGAATGGTATGAATTCATTATCATATTTATTTAGAAGCTCTATTGTTCCCGTTACAGCATCTGCAGCATCTTTTGCATTGACACCTCTTTGGTCCGTTTCCCAATCTCCATTTCCATCGGTCACAATATCTCCACTGAAGTGGTCAATTTTTGTTGTTCCTTTTCCCTGTTTTCTTTTTTCAAAATGGAGAGAAAGCATATTATTTTTCATATAGATACATTTTCCAGCGAACCATCTTTTATGTTGAACATAGTCAATAAAATTAAGATAAGGCTCGTTTGTTTTATCTACAGAAATATAATCTACATCAATTCCTTTTCTTTTCAAAAACTGAATAGAAGGTTGAGACTGGAATCCATCATAAGAAACGTGTTTTATTTTCAGATTTCCAAGTGAAACTAAATCCCAAATAAAACATTTAATTGCATCAAGGTTTATGATTCCACCTTTTGGTATAATTGTAATAATAAAATCAGTGACAAATACTTTTACAGGATTTCCTGTTACAGCATCTTTTCTTTCTGAATCTCGTTCTACGTGAGACATCGCAATTGAAGTAACGTCTCCTGCATAAGATTGGTCGACGGAAACTACTCTAGGTATTCCTGGCTCATAATAGAAATAATATTTATCAATAATTTTATTAAAAAACTTATCTTTAATCTGATTCCAAATCAAATGCTCTGGTTCTTCTTCAGCAGGAGCTGTAATTTGTCCAAACATATTTCTTAAATTATTTTCAAAACAATCATTTACAGTTTGCTTATTATAGAAGATTCTATCAGGAGTACCAGATGGAATACCGCATTGGTCTCTTAAAAACTCTATTGGAGATTCAAGAGCGGCATCCAACATAGATTTATTACCATTTGATGTTACCTGAGTTGTTGGAGCCCATACTATATCAGTTGATTGATAGGTTGATAATTCGCCTTCTGATTCAATTACTTTTGGAGGCTGTCCAGCATTTCCTTTAAAAATAGGGAATGTTTGTTTTTTATTAAATTCTTTTTTCAAGCATTCTTGGTCAAGTGCCTTTTTTATTGCTTCTTTTGTCTCTACTTCTCCAGTTGGTGAAGATTTCCAATTTGGTCTTGGAGTTTCCCAAGCATAAGGATATTCTTGTGGAAAGTATTTCCATCTTGAGCCAGTAACAATGTAATTTTCATTACTATTTGGGGCCTCGTGCCAAATCCAATCGTCAATTACTGATTCAAGAGAGTTTGGCTGAGAGTCAATTATCATTCTTCCATAATAATTGCCTTTCATACGGTTATCAATTCTTTTTCTTAATTTTGTAAAGAAAGTAAAAATCTTTTCATTAGTCCAACCATTTTCAGTAAACATTGTCATTTCAGATATAACAGCTGAAATAATATTCTGTCCCAAAATAGAACCAGGGCCATTTATGATTTTATAATTTACCCCATTCTGAAATTGCAAAACTGAATTATGAGTTACTATATTATCTTCAGTTAAATAAAGACCATCTTCAGTGGATAAATGAATACACTTTTGTTTTTCTTTTCCTATATATTTTATACTTTTAATTTTAATTGGCATATTTCCACCTTAATTTTTCTCCATTTATTGACCCAGCAACTCCGCCATTTACTTTGCAAGCTTCGGATATATGCCTTGCCATTGGATACTTATTTCTTGCTTCTTGTATTGTTTCAAAATATTCTCCAGTATTTATTAAAATACAGGCTCTTGCCCTTGGGTTATTTCTCCCTTTTCTTTTTTCAGAGCCTTTTCCAAAATGCTCTTTTCTTTCACTTTCAGACATTTTAGAAATGGTTTCACTTCTTGATTTTTTTATTTTATCAAGAGTATCTTGAGTATGAGTTTTTCCATAAAACGGATTATTTTTTCCTGTTTTATCATAACCATTAAATTTTTTTGAACGCTCTTCTTTTGACATTTTAGAAATTGTTTCAGCCCTTGCTTTTCTTGCTTTTTCTATCTGCTCTTTTGTTGGGTGCCACTCACCACGATAATTAATTCCTCGTCTATTTTCAGAGTTTATTTTTCTTATTTTCTCATATTCTCTTGAAGTAATTTTATATTTTTCTTTATTTTTTCCCATTGACATATAATATATAGCATAAGTCATTTCTCTTGAAGGGTAAATTTTTAATAAAAGCTGATGACAAAAGAAATGCTCTCTTGCTGTTAAAGCAACAATATTTTCTTCTTTTTTATTCCAATTAGGAAATAAACTTCTTGGCAAAATATGATGAAACTCAAAATATTGATTTTCAAATTTTTTTCTTCTCGAATGAGATAAATTATCTGGCCTATTTCCTAATTTCATTTCATTTTTTGCGTTTGAAATTATTTTCATATAAATTCTTCTATAATTCATATTAAATTAGTAAATTTTTTACTTGGAGTTGGTAGGGAAGTCGTCCAATTCTATAATTTCCCAATCAAACTCCGGGTGTTCCATAATATATTTTAAATTTTGAACTTCCCATTCACTTTCTGGTGAACGCCTTACTTTCCATAAATGAAAATCAGAACATCTAACTTTTCTGCCATCTTCTAATTCAATTTCGTAACAATCTGCTTCACCTTCAAAAGGGATATTTGTAACTGTTGCTTCACCTTGACTTGGAGATTTTACTTTATCTCCAATTTTTATTTCGCCCATTGTTTTTATTGAATTATCAGCCATTATTATTTTTGAATCTAAAGGCTGCGCAGTCGGGCTTGATGTTGTCCAGTGAAGGCAATTCGTTAATTCATCTCCAGCGGCATCAACCAAATCTGTATGAGAACGAACTCTCTTAAAATATGGACTCTGCTCAAGAATCTGAATAAATGGCTCAACAAGTAATTCCGATGCTTTCTTCTGATTCCAAGCACCCATACATTGAGTAAATACTGATGATGGAGCAAGATTAAAGAATTTCCACGGATGCCACATCATAGCATAATGAGTAGAAATATATAATTGAATAAGGGTTGATAATGTTGATTTACCAGCACCAATACATTGAGTTAAAACTAAAGTTCTATATGGTTTTAATGGATTCATAAAATCTATGAATACATCTCTAGCCCAATCGAATGTTGATTCAGCCTGATTTCCGATATATTTTTCAGTTAAGAACTCTTCGGGAGTTGGGGGCTTTGCTTTAAAATTTAATCTCCAACCTTCTGCCAATAAATTATCTTTAAATGAATCATTTAACTTATCATTTCTAGCAAGCCATTCTATAGCTGCCATAATATTATCAATATTTAAATTTTCTACGAGTTTATTATCAAATTGAGAAGTATCTCCAGCTAAAATATCTTCAAGAATATATTTTAATTCGCCCAATTCATTAGGGAGAGGTAAATTTTCAGATGGAGTTACAATGCCCTTTTCAATTTCCCATTTTGTTTTATCAGTATCAAAATCTTTAACTTTAATTGAGAATGGGTTCTCGTCAGGGTTTGAAATTATATTTTCGTCCATAATTATTTAGTCATATAAAATTAAATAGAGTTTACCCAAAATGTGGATATTATGTGGAAAACTTGTTAACTAAAATTCATTCCTTGTTGAGCATTAAAGATTCTTTTCCAATTATCTTGTGAAATATAATCTTTATTCATAAGAGAATTTAAAAGATTTCCTTTTGTTCTTAAGTTCTCAGCTTGGATATAATCAATAGAATTCTTATAACAGAATGTATAAGTTCTACTCATAGCATCTTTACCGGGTCTGTGGATTCTTCCCCTACTCTGTTCATAAACAGTATAATTATAAGTCTTTTCAAGATAGCATTGGAATTTACATTCAGTAAGAGTTACAGAAGTATTCATAATATTTATAGAAGCGATAATAATTTTATGTTTATTATTATTCTTAAATTCTTTTATCGCATTTGAAATATCATCTTTACCCATTCCAGCTTGAATTACTATTGGGTCATATTTTTTTAATGAACTCTTTAAACAGTCAGCCGTTTTTGGGTGATAATACCAAACAATTCCTCGTTCTTCTGATTCATCAACTCTATCTATTAAAACATCTTTAAGAGCATCAAATTTTGTTGCATCATTTTGGTATTTATAACTCTTTATACTTTTCTGTAATTCAGATGGAAATTTCTCAAATGTCGGAGTGTTCACAATACATTCGGGATTGTCTACTGCTAATTGGAATATTCCAAACATATTCATAATAGAATCTTTAACTGTAGCTTCTCCAGCTAATTTTCTAGCCTGGGCTGCTTTTAATTCTTCTTTTGTGAACTCTTCATATATTTTTCTTTGTAATGGACTCATATCAAGATAAATCGTTGGAACGTCATAATCCATCGGCAAATCAAGACATTCATTCATCATTCTTTTTGAGCCATATACTGATAATAATATTTTATTTAATTCATTTATTTTTTCAAGATTCCAAGTTTCTTCATTAATAGCATATTTTGAAAATCTATTACCTAATTGAACATAATCAGTAAGCCAATCTTCATAGGATTTTCCATTAACTAATGCTCTATCCAAAATTTTAAGAGGCTGATATAATTTTTCATATTTATCTGCTAATGTTCCAGTAAACTCATATCTATATTTGAAATATGTAATATTCATATTCAGTAATTGAGAACGTCTAGAACCAGGATTATTTATTGTATGAACTTCATCAAGAAATAATCCACCATTATGTCCCTGTAGCCATTCTACTATTGGGATAGACGATTCCCGATATTTTGTTTTTTCACTTGGATGTGATTTTGCTCTTAAGTTTTTTAATTCATCAGTAATCTTTTTATATTCTTTATCAGTCTTTAATAATTCTTCAGCTTCATCTGCTCTTATTCCTAATAATTTTTTAGCAGCTTTAAAATTCTTTCTATATTCTTGTTCTAATTTTACCTGAGTTTCAATTTGTTTTGGTAATTTAGATGGAATATGAGTTTTATCATAATAATAATTATTTACTGACTTAAAAGAATCATAAGTCATTATAATAATTTTATATGGATATTTTTCAATATTAAAAATATCGCGGTCTTCAAAAGATTTTTCAGAAATAGAATTCAAAACAAATATTTCTTCATCTTTAAGAGTTGTTCCAAACTTTAATAATTCATCTTTAAGATTATAAACTCCAACTCCAGTTGAGAAGATTAAACATTTATCTATTTTCTTATAATAACGAAGATTCTCAATTAAAGCAGCAAGACAGTAGCTTTTGCCTAGTCCCATTTGCCAGTTGAATAAAAATCTATTCTGTCTTAATGCTCTACTTATATCTTCCTTTTGATAATTTTCAAATGGGTGAATACCCTTTAAAGGTGGGAATTTTAATAAATCTTCTTTAAATAATATACGTTCTTTTGATTGTTCAAGTTCTTTTAGATTATCTAAATATAATTGAATATTTCTTGCTTCTAATTCAGAAAACTCTACATTAAAGCCATTATATTTTAATTCTAACTCTAAATCATAAGCATCAAATATAGATTTTTCCCAAAGCTTTGTTTCAAAATTAAAGCTACAACCATTTTCTTTTAGGGTTTCGTATGCTCTTTGGAATTCAGATTTTGAGTTTTCTCTTATTTTAATTTCGAGTTTTCCAGTACTATTATTACAAAAGAACTCAATCATTTTCTTAAATTAACTTTTATCATACACATTTAATAAATCTATAAAGAATATGAAATGAAGTGTGGAATAAATTGTAGATAATACTATAAATATAAATAATTCCATCTAAAGGCTCCTTTATAACAAATATAACAAAAAATTATAAATTTTTTCCACTAAAACCTGAATTTTTTGCAAACTCATAGTGTAAATTTATATGATAAACAAAAAGATGTATTTTTACATCTAATTTATTTTTAATTTATTTGTAATATTTGTTCTAACTTTGGTAGATATAGGTCTATATCTCGTATAATTTGGGCTATATGTTTAGTTAATCTGATTTTTGGGTTTGATAATCCACCTGAAGAGTTATAAATATTTCGCCAAACTCCTTTTCCTTTTTCTCCTGTAAACTTAAATATTGACATATTTTCTGAATCTAAATCTTCCCACACTCCTTGATAAAAAAATGACGCATCATCAGAATAAAATTTTGCATCACAGTTATGTACAACTTTTGATAGAATATTTAAAACTTCAGAATGTTTAAGTTGAGGTAAGTTTGATAAATTCCATTGTCCTAATTGAGTTTCGGGATTATAAAATCTAATAACGACTGTATAATATCCATTTGGTGTATTTACTCCTAAACCCTGAGCTGATATAAAATCTTCAGCTCCAAAAGAAGATTTAGCATAGAAAATTGCTTCATAATATTTCTGTTTTGAATTCCAAGTAGACTTTGCTACATCAATTCTTGAATCACCTTCATTTTCTCTTTTATCAAGATGTTTCTGAGTAAAATTAGAAATTGCTGTTTGAGTTAGAGAATCTAGAGTGGCTTCAAATAAAAGTTCCATAAATTATTTAGTTGAAGTTTTCATTTAAAAGTTTTATGTCAACATTTCTTTTATCAAGAAGCTCACCCCATTTTCTTTGATATTCAAGCTTTTCTTTTTCTTCATCAGTTATACATAAATAATTTTTATAAGTATTTAGAATTAAATTCTTTAAAGTTTCATCAAAGCCAAATCTATCCATTTGTTGCTCAAGAATGGATATGGCATCTTCATCAGTCATTTCATCAAAAGATGCCCAATCACAAATCATCTCAATAACGTCAATTAAATCCATCTCACAAAGATACCCTTTGTAATGCTCTGGGTGATGCCTATTATTCTTATAATGTTCTTCAAATAACCATTTATATCGTTCTTGTTTATCGAAATATTCTTCTGTTCCATAGGGATAACGAGGTTCTTTATCCATCGCTTCCCACCCCGATAGCTCTGGTTCCTTTAATTTTGAATTATCGTGTTCTTGGCCCCGTTTTATAAGTAAGGAGCATATCTTTAAGAGATTTTGCTCAACTTTATGTTGATGGGCCCTAATAGCTCTTATAGTTGGAGACATTTTATTATACCCTCGAATATAATTTAGTGAGCTGTATAAAAAAAGGTACCATTGAAGGTACCTTTATATATTAGGAATTTTACTTATCTTCCCATATCTTCACCAGCTGCATCACCAATGTTATATCTTCCAACATCATTTACATCGACAATAGAATCAGATGAAAGAGCAGCTAAAGATAAAGAGTTTGCTGAAGATTCAGCCATCTTTCTCCAGTTAAATGATTCAAGTGGAGCAGATTCATCAAGTTGTAAATTATCATCATTTACAATTGCTTCATTATATGATTCAGCCTTTTCTGATATTCTTCTCATTGACTGAGTATCATATCTTGTATCCATTGCTTCAGAAATGCTATTACCTAAAACTTTATCAGCTCTTTCAGCAAAAACATCTCTTACATCATCAAAATTGAAAGCTCCGTGTTTTGATTGTTCAATATTTTTATTTTCTCTAAAATTATCTTTAAAGAAGTTTGAAAGAGAATAACTCTGATGCTCTTTCATATATTCACTCGCAGCATTATCATCATCAAACTCAAGAGATTCTCTCTGTGTAGGAGCGATTCCACCAATTGAATTCTGTGGAGTATCTTCATCTTCTTCAGTATCAGCGATTGATTTCAATGATTTTTTTCTCAATTGTCCGATAGGAATAGAATCTACTGTATTAAGTTGCTGTTCAACAACATCCTGAGCTGATTTTGAAATTGATTTAAGTTGATTATAGATTCCTGTTAAAGCATCAACCTGGCTCTTCAATGAAACTGGAACTGTCTGAGCGACAACTCCACCAAATGAAGCAGCATCATCTATAATATCATTTAAATCATCAATTATGCTGATTAAATCATTATTCTTTGCAAGCTTTTCAAACTTTGGTTTAATTGAAGTTAAACCATTGATTATTTTATTAATATCGCCAGCCATTTTTACCGTCCTTATAAGGTCTAAATATATATTTAATAAATTAGTATTTTCTATCTCAAATTATCCAAAAATACGATACTAGATTTAAGATAAGGAGTAAATATGAAAGAAAAGTTTTGGTGGAAAACATCATTTATGGTTTTTCTTTATGCTGCGGTTTTAATTACTATGATGTTCTTACAGGACATTATCTATATTCTTGGTAATTATTCTGAAATATTGGAAAAAGTAAAAGTTGATGGATTTCTTTTTAATATTTTAAATGGCCAAGTAGGATTACCGATTTCTTCATTATCTTTTCTATGGGTAACGATTTGTGCTGCATATGTTGGAGTTGACAGGGCTGCTTATGCTATTAAATCATCAAAAATGATTTCTGGTGAAACTGATTTTGGTGACCCAGCTACAATCAGAAAAATAATTTTGGTATCGGGATTAGTTTTACTTTTTGGATGTGTTTCAAATTGTTTTGTTGATTATGATTTTGAATTAAACTCATTAGCATCGGCATTTGGTTCATCAATTCTTTTATATATTGCTGGTCAGAAAGCTATTAAATCTGTAAAATATGTAGATGGAGATTTAAACGGAGACGGAATACCAGATGATGAAGAAGAAACTGAAGAAGAAACTTCAAAATTCACTGAAGGTATCAAAACAATGGTTGAAGGCGCCAAACAAATAAAAGAATCAATAGAAGAAGCAAAAGAAGAATAAAATAAAGGCCGGGATTTTACCCGACCTTTTTTAATTCATTTCTGAAATTATCTTGTTTAAATCCAAAATCTTGTGGTTTTTATCCCAACAAACATTCAGGTATTTATCTAAATCAATTTTCCTTTCTGGCCATTTAATCTGAATTGGTTCAGGTTCTCTACCTTCCTGTTGAGCTATCCTTGTTTCCAAAGCATAATTCTCATAATCATAGCAGAAGTAGTCGTCCTTTATATCCAAATCGTGTGTATGCCCATAAAGATTCTTGAAATTATTTGCTGGAGAAATGTAAACTGGCTCGTGACTTAAGATGAAGTTATCTTCAATAATAATTGGAGTATCATAAACCTTATCAAAACCAAGCTCATAGTAAAACTTAATTCTTGATTCATTTTCTCTATGAAGATTATCGTGATTTCCAAGAATTATAATCAACTTCCTTTTTCCAGTTGGGCCTTTCATTCTATTTACGATACTCTTCATTTCTTCAAAATGATTTTCAATTAATTTCTTTTTCTGTGATTCACCAGCGAAGAATAAATCACCATTATTCCAAATTGTGCATTCTTCTGGTAATTTATCAAATTCAGCAAGCATATCGTGATTCATTTTTGCAATTTCATCACATTCAAAATCTCTGTTATGAAGGCCTTTAATATTATAAGGTCTATTACAAAATTTAACAATTGAAAGATGAAAAAAATGATTGTCGCTTATTATGAAATTTTTATCTGAAAGTTTTAGCATTTAATTTTCCTTATGATGTCTCGTTCTGGCTGAATTGTTTTTTCTCCCCAAGTTCCGGTAAGATTTCCAGCCTTATCGATGTGAGTAATTGTTCCACTATGGCCATTGTATTTTGGCTCGCCTTCCATAATGATAATTCTTACAATTTCTCCTATTTTGTAAAGGCTTAATCTTTCCATCGCCAAATCTCCTATATTTATAATATAATGGAAAGAAAATTAAAAGTTAGGAATTTTCTTCATCTTCTTTAAAGAGTTCCGAAGTATCAAGATTAAATCTTCTATATGCTCGCATCCAATTCTTATATTCTCGTTTTTCGTTAAGCTTTCCCATTTCAGAAAAATCTTTTGGCTCACAATCTTTAAATACTTCTTTTACTTCTTTTACTTCATCTTCATCAAGATAATCTAATTCAATTCCAGCGAGAGAAGTATCTGATTTATAGATAACGAGTACTTCTCTATCTTTATCTTTATAATTAAATTTTTTAATTATCATATTTTACTCCTTTTAATCTAATGGAAGACAGGCCCCACCATCAAGAAGGTCTTTTGGTATTCCTGTTGCTTTATAAAAGCCTTCTTGGAATTTTTCAAATATTTCTAATCTTTCTTTAGTCTCAGCCCAATATAAAATATCTTCAAAAGATTCAAATTTACGTTCAAGGAAATTATTTCCAACGTATGACGGCTGATATTCTCCAAAGAATATATTATTTTTGTTCGAACTCTTCGATGGCATTTAATGTCTCCCATATTGATTTTGTTTCTTCTTCATCTATATACTCAAAATTTTTATTTTTAGAATACTCATCTGCTACTTCAACTAATGCCATTAAATCCGAATATAAAAGTAAATCATCAAAATTTTTAATCTTTGTATTCATTTGTTTTTAATTGATTTATAATGTCTATAATTGCCAATCTTAAATCTTCTTGAAGAGCCAAATCTTCAAAATTTTTAGCTTTTAATTTTTTAGAGTTTTCTTCTTTAAGTACTTCAGAAAATTCAGATTCTACTTTTATCAATGGAGTTATTTGTGGCTCTTCCATTATTCCCTCGTTGCAGTAACATCTATTTTGATATTCTTAATTTTAGGTGGAACTAAACAATTATGACTTTGGACATTATAGCTATCAATATTATGTTTATATAATATACGAGACCACTTATCAAGAAAATCAACATATTTTGCTATACTTTCAAAATCATCAAAAGCTATTATTTCCCGTTCTCCCATTCTGGCTGCCTCGAAAAATTATTAGAATTTAAATATCCAACTATTCTTTGTGGTTTATATGATTTTCTCATATCATATTCAGTAAGATATATCATTCCATCAGTTGCACTTTTAGATTGAAGTATATCATTCACTCTAGCAATATCTTCAAAACAGTCAAAAGTCAAATCTGTAAAATGGTCTAAAAGGTTTATGTCAAGGTCTACTTCAGCTTCTTGAGTCCACTTTACATTAAGAGGTCTTGCCTTTACATTAAAATCTTGAAGATTAATCATTATGATAAATACCACATAATATGGTCTCTTAAATCCTCGTATTGCTTCTTTAATTCCAACTGATTTTCGTCAATTTCTTTTGAATTTACTTTATCAAGTTTACGATTAATCAGATTCAAAAGCATATCAATTTCAACAGCATCCAATGACATATTTATCATAAATACCTCCGTATTTTGAAATATATTAACAAAAGAAATCAACTAAATAGTTAATATCTAAATTAAAAGTCGGTGTACTTTGAAGAAAGGAAATAATGAAAAAATTTTTTAGTAATATCACAGAATTCTTAAAATCTGTAAAAAAGAGACCTCACGCTGAAATAAAAGATACAAATAAAATTGATGCATTTGATAATACAATCTTTATAGTTTGTAGTATAACTTCTGCATTCATTAATCTTATATTTATAGCAAACCTTACGAAATCTCCATATACATTGGGAACTCTTTTATCAATGCCAGCTGCTGTATTCCTTGGCATTCTTTCTATTTCTCTTGATTTATCTAAAATGAATCACGCAATGAAGATAAACTCATTGACAGAATTGGAAAGGGAATTAGGAAACGAGACCTGGGTAAAGAGTGTAACAAAAATTAAGAATAAATGGAGAAGAGTTTATTTAGCTTATGTTTTTCTCTCCATCTTGACTTCTGTTTCACTCGCTTCTATTTCTATTGGAGCAGGGATTACAAGAAACGCCAATACTCTTAAACAGATAGATGGATTTATCGTTCAAGGTGAACAATATATCGGTATTTCATCAACTTCTAAAAATATCCAAATGCAGAATTTGGTAAATAAAGCAACTGATAATTCAGAAGAAGACGCTATTAAATTTGTAAATCAGCAAGTTGAAGAAGTTTGGCCGAAGATTCAAGAATGGCAAGATGAGTATACGGATTTCTTAAATGAAGAATTAGACCCAAATGATAAAACGGTTCTTGAAGAAAAATATAATGGAAGTAAATCTTATTATGATTATTGGACAAAAAGAAATAGAGAAGTCAATAATCTTTTAAGTTCATCAAAATATAGTAGTTCAAGCTTAAAAGAATATCAGATTAAAGCTCTAACTCTTTCTGATTTTGAAGCAAAGATAAAATCAAATTATTTAAAAACATATAAGAAAACAGCTTCTGATGAAGCATCTGAAAAGTTGAATCAATTATCAGATACAGCAATGGAAGAAGCTCTTGGGTGGATAGAAACTCTTAATAATGTTTCTCTCGTAAATCCAAAATCAGGCGAGACTGTAGTATTTGATACAGATGTAAATAAATCTCCAAAGGTATTAATTCAATCAGCTCTTACAATCTTGAAAGCATTAAGAGTTGATGTTGAAAATGATTCAGGTGATATTGGTTCATCTTCAAAAATATTTATGCAAGTTGGCTCTTGGGCTGAATCACTTTCAAATAAAAAGAATAATAATGATATGAATGAAGTTTTGAATCAGAAATCTTCTGGCTCTCTTGGTGTAACTGAGATTTCAATGATGCTAACTTTATTATTCCTATCTCTTCTTTGTGAATTAGCAATTAATCAGTTCTCACCTCAGCCAAAATTAACTAGAAAATTAGTTGGAAAATTTAGAAGATATTTCCCAAAAGAGTTTGATATAAACCAATTCATATTTGAAGTAAATAAAGAAAAATATAAGGCAATGGAAATTGATACAGAAGAATATAATAAAGAAACCGAAATCTGTGTTGATATTGCTATTAAATCTGAAATGACTCTTAAAAAGGCAATTGATGAAAAGAAAAAATCAATGAAGTCAAAAACTCCTACAAAGAAAGAGCAAGAAAAAATTTCAAGTGCAAATGTGGAAATTGTAGAGAAAAAGGAAGAGCCTCCAGTAAGAAAGGTTAGACAAATTAATAGAACAGAAGAAAAACCAGCTGAAGATAAATCAACTGAAGATGCATTAAAATCAGCTCTTGAAGGTTTAATCAAAAAGGTTGAACAGGAGTAATTATGGAAGAAATTATTGAACTTATAAATCGTTTAGGTGATTTAATAATCCAAAAGAAAGAAGGTTATAAAGCTGAAATCAAAAGATTGGCTGAAGAGTTATCTAATGAGAAATTATATGGCTCTGAAACGATTTCTCTTTATGAAGATTCTATCAATGAATATAAAGCTCTTGTAGAAGAAAAGAATCATTTAATAACTGAGCTTGAAGAAAGATTGAGCCAGAATAAAAGTCGTGATACTGATATTATTGAGCTTCAGAAAACTATAGATATTCTCGAAAAGAAAAATGAAGAATCAGAAAAAAAGATTTTAGAAGCGAAAAATAAGATTCAAGAACTTGAAGCAAAATTAAATGAAGAAGAGCCAAAAAAAGTATCAGAAGATGATACTCTTTATGCTTATAAATTTGGAAGAACTTCAAAAAGAATAATGACAAAATGTATTTTATTTTTGGAAAATCTTTTTGATGGCCAGGATTCTGGTGAAATAATTACTCTTAAAAATCCCGAAATTGCAAAAAATAAGTCTGATATAAATGATAAACAATTTAATGTATTTATGGATAGGCTTACTTCAATGAAAATAAACGGAATCCCGATAATTTATAAAGAAGGTTCAGAATATAAAACAAAATTCAAATATGATTATCTTTGCGACTATTTAACTCAAATTATTGCATAAAATCTAACTAGATTTTCAGATGTCAAATGAAATTACTCTGCAAGGGTTTCAAGTTCTGAAAACCAAAAAGAGGTCCGACGGACAGATGATTTTATTAGTCAATATGAGAAACAATTGTTGGTGTGTTTCTTATTTAAACGAAGAAGGTCATATTGTCAATTCAAGATGTTTCTTTTGGAGTGAAAAAGTCAAAAGAGTTGTTCAATTATTCGCCAATAGGGAATTTAAAAAATGGTCTGAAGCCTTAATGCTTCATAAAGAAGATTCGTTAATATAAATTTTGATTATTGGAGGTATAATATGAATTCAGAAGAAAGGGAAATGAAAGACCCTGAGTTGATTGTAAAATCAGCGAATGAGGCTATCAAGGCTCTTGATGATATTCAGAAACAGATGCATAAAGAAGTTCCAATGTCGGAATATGTAAAGATTTTGATATGGGAAAAAGGAAATTTGTTTGATATTCAGCACTATGAATTGATGAAAAATATCCAGCAGGATAAAAATGATGGTTGGGAAATTGAATCACATACAATCTTTGCTGAAGATTTTGATTCTTATCGTAATGCTTTCAACTAATAGTTAATATACTAGATAATTATAAATCAGATTAAGAATTTACCAAAGGCTACTTGGACTTTCTGAAATGATTTTGCTATAATAGAGACTTTAAGCAATATCTTTTAGAATTAGCTTAATTTACTCAAGGAGAAAAAATTATGGCAGGAAAATACTATCATTATTCTAATGTAAACGGTAACGTTACAGAAGATTCTGGCACATTTGAAAATGACATCTCATTCGCAGATGTTATGGATTCAATGTTTAATTCAACTTTTGATTTTTTCAAATCACCACTTTTAATCGACTACACAAAGAAAGCTCCAGTTAGATTCATTAAATCTGAATCAAGCTCAGCATTCCCACCTCATTCAAAATGGATTACATCAGATAAGGTTTTGCATTATCAAATTGGTCTTTGCGGAATTTCTGAAAAGGATGTAAAGGTTGACGTAGATGATAACAAAATCATTATCAAAATCAAAAAGGATGTCGACGAAGAAGAAAGAGTATACTCTTATAAAGGACTCAAACTCCCAACAGATGAAACTCTTGAATTGAAATTCGACCCAAAATTCTATGATGTAAATACTACAAAGATTTCATTGAATAATGGATTACTCTCTATTGATATGCAACCAAGAGACGAGCTCAAACCCGTAAAAATGAATCTTTTTGGTAAACTTAAAATAGAAGATAATTCTTCAAAAGCCATTGAAGATAAAACTGAAAAGAGCGAAGAGAAATCTGAGTAATTTAAAGTTGGAGGTTTTTTGATAAATCAGTAGCCGATTTATTATAAAAAAAGCCAGGATTTAATCCTGGCTTTTATTTTTTAATTAAAGATTAATCTCTTTCGTCATATCCTTTACTAAAGAAAAGTTTATTATTTTCAATTTTATCCAACTCTAAATAAAATTCGTCATATCCTGTTCCATTTTCTTCTTCTTCTTTTATACTTTTAAGAATATTTTTTAATTCAGAAAAAGAAACTTTTCTGTCGTCATAAAATAATTCAATGTCTACTGGATAGCCAGGTGCCTTGAAATTATCTAAATCAATATGGCCATCATTTTCACATACTCCAAAGAATAAATCACGGCCATTAATAGAATCAAGATATATCTTTGGCATTGGATAATATCCGTCCCATTCGTTTTCTTTATAAGACTCAATTTTATTAACTAATACCCCTAAATCAGCTAGATTAATTGGATACTTAGTTTCCCAAATAAATAGATTTACTGAATCTCTTGATGATTCATAAATTCTTTTAAAATCCATTTTAAACTCCTTTACCTTTCAAATACTATTTTACTATCAATGTAGTTTGTATATATTCCACCTTGCTTTATATTAAAAACTTTAAGGCAAGTTAAAATATTATCATCATCATTTTTATTTGTTTCATTTACAATATTTTTAATTACTTCTTCACTTGGGAATTCTTTAAACTTAACAGCATCATATAAATAAGGCTCCCAACAAGGAAAAGAATCATAACCCATTCCACTTTCTCCATAATAAAGATTATATTTTTCTCCATTATGCTCAAAAGTTCCTCTTATTACAAATTTATTCTGAGCAAATATCCACTCATTTAAAACTCTTTTAAATGATTCTTCTATTCTTTTTTGAGTTATCTTTTTAGATTCATAAAGACTTCTTTCCGCACATTCTAAATCAAATGTATCACTTTCATATTTAAATAGTTTTTCATTATCACAATTCATAAGATATTCTCTATCTTTTTCTTGCCAATTATTATAAGGACTTTCAATAAGCCAATCAACTACTTCTTTTATTTCATCTCCAAAATAAGTCCTGCTTTCATTTAATCTAGCTTTGAGGTAATCAATAACTTCTGGTATTGTTTCAAAGAATCTAGTTGACCAAGTCCAATTATCGCCTTTGGTAATTCTTCTATTTACTATAAATTCACCCTTATGTTTGCCTTCTTCTCCATATTGAATAACAAATCTTTTTGGATTATTTATATCAACTAAAAAATCTCCAGCATCGTCAGAATATTTCTGCTCAGTTTCAAATGGCAACATATCTTTAAGTATTTCAAGATAACTTTTTTGTTCTTTTGATTCTTTTAAAAGCATATATACCTCATAATTTATATTTTATCTAGTTATCATAATATTCAATCGCTTCTTCTATATTATTAAAACCAATTATATCTTTTTTCTTTATACAAGATAATTGTACTCCATAATCCTTAAAAATATTTTTATTTAAAAGTAAAAAATCTAATAATTCTTTTTTATCTATATATAAATATTCTATACAGATAATTCTTCGTTTAATAATATCTTCTGAGTTATTTTCCATTTCAAAAACTTCTTTTATTTTATAATTACCTTTTTTAAAAGCGAGATATATAAGCTCTTCTTCTTTTTCATCATAATTACCTATTTCATTACAATCATAAAGTGACTTTATATTCCATTTTTTATGCCAACTATCGAGCTCTTCTTCAGTAATTCCAAAATCTTTATAATTATTATATAAAACCATAATATGATTCGAGTCAACATATAATAATTTACTCATTTTTGGAATATACCACCATCCATCACTTCTTGGTAAATGTGCCATAATAATTATTCCTTTTCAATATCATCAATAACTTTTTTGAATGATTTTTTAGCTCTGTCATTTATCATAATATCATACATTTTTTTAAATTCTGATAAATGCTCTTTAAATAAATAAAATTTTTTATAATTCCATTGATAAATGCATTGAGTATCAACTCTATACTTATGGGCAAAATATGTAAAGCTTCTAAATAAAAAGTAATCTTCAAAAACAAAGAAATTTTCAGTATATGGAATCGCATCATAACATTTTTGAAGAGTTTTACGATTGAATAGTCTACTCCAATTTCCACCTGGAGCTAATTCTTGATTAATAAATCCTACATTAGAATCTTTTGATGGGTCAACTCTATAAGTTCTATTTCTTAAAATATTTCTTCTGCCAACTTCTTTATTTTCAGGTATATTAAATAATTTGAAATTATAGATAATAATATCATCATCAGGCTCGTGATTAAATTTAAAATCAAAAAGCTCATCATCTATGTCAACAAACCATACAAAATCATTATTTGTATGATTAAATCCATATCGACGAGCTTCAAATAAGCCAATATGCTTTTCAGGTATGAGATAATTATAACTTGCTAATTTTTCAGATAAATCTAAACTTTTATCAATTCTATCATCTACTAGAGTGAGCCTATAATCAAAAGTTAATTTCTTAATCTTTTTTTCTAAAAACTCATCTAGTAAATTAAAATCTTTATCACAAAAGCAAACTATAATATCAATCATAATATTAATTAGTTAGCTTCAGGGTCGCCTAAATCTCTAATTAAGATAATAGTATCATCACCAAGGAAGTATTCTTTTGAATCATATTCTGTAAAATCAGATATATAAGTACCTTTTCCAGCGATTCTATATCCACATTCAGAATCTGCACTACCAAAGTCTTCTCCATAGATGAATATATTATCATAATTAATATTTGGTAAATGTTGATTTTTATATTCAGCGAGAGTTGTTCCAAGTGGTACAGTTACTGACTCTGTTATACCATTCAAACCATCTCCATATAATGAGTACCAAGGACTAAGACTATAATCATTCCAATCAGTAGTCTCTTCACCGTTTTCTTCTTCTCCAGTCTGCTCATTAGTTATTTTTTCATAAGTTCTATCTGTTGCATTTTCTTTTGTCAAATAAGCAATCTTAAAAGTAACTTGGCCATCTTCTTGTCTATCCAAGCCATCAATAATATTTTCTGTTTCTTTATCAATTTCTTCAGCTGAATACTCATCATTTTCATTATCATAAGAAATATTAAAATCACTTGAATGGCTTGAAACAATTGCTCTAACTTTAGCTCTACCAGCAGCTTGTGGGTCAACTGGAGGTTCTGGTTCTTTTTCTCCGCCTTCTCCATTATCAATAGTTCCAGCAATAACTGCGAAATCTGGTGCTGGGAATCCTGTAGCATTGGCAGCAGCAGCCTCATTCATCTTTGCTTCAACTTCTTCTATTGTAAGACCAGTTTCTTCTGATATAATTTCCTTTACATCTTTTGATGGGAATTTAGACAATTCCTCGTCTATTTTTTCTGTAAGTGTCATTTACAAACTCCTATAAAAATTTTTATAATCTATTTAGTTCATTATATGGTACTAGATATTTATAATTAACTAAATAGATATTCTGAAACGAGGATAATAATGGAATACCAGAACGGACAATTCATATCAGCATATACAAAAAAAGATACCCTTTTTGAAGGCAAAGTTTACACAAGATTAGATGGCATTAAGGTAGTATTAAATGAAGAAAAAAGATGGCTACCTATTAATGAATTAACTAATATTAGAGTTATTCAAGAAGCCGACGAAGATGAGCAAGATATTCAATCTTTAGTCGACACTGATATTGGAAAATGTGATATTGATAAATTATCTGCACTTGATGATATGACTCTTAATAAAGTTGGAGATAATAGAGAAAACGAATTAGTAAAATCTGGTGTCAAAATTAAAAAAGGTGATTATTCTACAAGGTTTTCAAATACAGTAAAAGCAAATTCATTAGCAAAAGATGCTAAAAATGGTAATATTTCAGTAAGTACAGCTCTTGAAAAATATAAACAATCAAAGGATATTGACATCGATATGAGAATTAAGAATACATTAAAAGAAAGTTTTGAAGATGATGATTTACTTGATGATTTTGGTGTAGCTGATTACGAAGATAGTTTTTCAGATGATGATGATTCAGTAACATTTGATGATTTCGACGATGATTTCAATGATTACGATGATTCCTATGATGAAGATATTGATGATGTAATCGTTGATAAGCAAGAAGATGATGTTTTATTTGATACTTTCAGTGAATCAAAAATGAAAGAAGGTTGGACAGATTCTTGTGGTAGACATCACGATGAAAAATATAAAGACCAATTCGGTATTGAACATAATGGTACTGAAGTTGGAGATGTTTGGGACAAAGAAGAAAAAGAAGAAAAAGAAAAAATTGAAGAAGCTGTAGATAAAGAGTTTGAAGAAGCATTTAATGATTTTGAAGAAAACGTTGTAAGATATGATGTTTCTAAACTTTATGAAGTACTCTGTGCAAGATTTGGATACGAGCCAGAAAAGAATATTACGGATTTTGAAGAAGCAATTTTTAATCTTGAAGAAGCAGAAGTAAATAATAGATTAAAGGAACTTCAGAAAACAGCTGATGGAAGATATACTGGAGATGATAGAGATTTACAGCAGCTTTATGATATTGAAATTAATGGAAGAACATTTGATACAAATCCACAATTAGTTGGATTACAAGCAAATACTGCTAAGCAGACTTTAAATAATCTTAAAAAGCAGCATCCAAATTATAATATTAGGATTATTCAACACATAGATTAAGGTAAGAATCCAAATAATCATTGACCTTACCAAGATTCATAAACCCAAGGTGTTCATAAAAACCTTGGGCCTTTTTATTTTGAGGCTGACAATAAAGAGTTATATCATATTTTTTCTGATTAATTTGATTCATTAATTTCTTGCCATATCCTTTGTTTCGGAATGACTTCTTTACGTAGATGAAATTAACGTGGCAATAACTTCTAAATTTTTCAATATTTTCAGAATTGTTTTCGGTATAATTGATGAATCCGATACATTTATTTCTTTTTACAATCATTACAGTTTTTTCATTTTCCGCAAGATTTAAAAGAGTTTCATAAGTTGTATCGCTTAAATCTATCAGATTGAATTTCTGACATTCATCAAAGTATTTTGAGAACTCTTTCTTGAAAGATTCAAGAAGTTTTTCATTTTTAAGGATTTCGTCTGTCTTATAAATGAATTTAATTCCCATATTTATAATATAATGAATTTCTTAAAAAAGTTAGAAATTTATAGAGAAATTCCGATATTTATATTTCCAGTTGTAGTATCAATTTTGATATTTCTAATATTAATGCCTGGTACAACTTTTACTGTATTATAAATATAATTTTGGTCGTGAATAATTGAAGCTGGGTCAATATCATTTCCAATAAAAGAGTCAATATGATAAACTAAATCCAAGTCAATTTTTCCGTTTGTTTCAACTGCGTTACACTCAAGTCTTCTATATGTTCCCGAGTTTCCAGTACCTTCAATAAATGCTTTTTCAATTAAAGGAAGAATAGTATTATTCATAACTTTTGCTTTCGCTTCAACTGCTGGAGACATCTGTCCAACTGAGAATTCACCCTTTTCAAATTTAATTTTACATTCACCTTCTTTTGGAGTGATATTGTCAGGAGCAACAAGGTTTGAGTCCTTTTGTATACCTTCTGAATTTCCAGTTATAGGATTCTGAAGTGAAGAAGGTTTAAAATTATCTTCCGTTGATTGAGCATTTAAAGGAGCGGTTGAGAAATTTTCTTTTGAAGTATCAGATTTTTCTTCTGCTGGATTTTTCTCATCTGTATCATCATTTTCCGCTTCTATCTGTTCTTCAGCTTGCTCAACCTTTTCTTGTTGCTTCTTTTCTTCATCTTCATCTTGATTTGGCTGCTGAGTATCGGCTTCATTTAATCTATAATAATTAAGGTTTTCACCAAGTCTTTTAATATCTTCAATTTTCATAAAATATTTAGTATATAGCATAGTTAATCTTATTTATATGAACGAAAATGAAAGAGTAAATCACCCATCACATTATGAAAAAGGAAATGGACATACCGAATGTATATATCTTTTATCAATTTTAGCTGAAAGATTTTCTGGTATTTATGCTGGACTCGTTATGCAAGCGAAATATCTTTATAGAGCTGGGTCAAAAAGTGAAGAAGGTATTGGAATAATTGAAAAATCAATAGAAGATATTAAAAAGTTTAAATTCTATTGGGGTAAAATGTGTGAAAATAAAATAGAATGTATGAAGTCAATGAAACCAAGATTTAATCCTTTAATGGAAAAAGTTTTGATAGAAAAATTGGTAAATGAATTTACTTTTGATAAGCCAGAATGGGAAAAAGTTTATTATGAAAATATTATTACGAATATCATAACTCTTGAACTCCCAAACCAAATTGATAACGTAATGGATAATATTAAAATCTTAATTGATAAATTATCAGATACTTTAAAGTAGCAAAGGAGTATAAAAATGTCAAAGAAAGAATCACTCGGCGATTTAATTAAAGGGTATGAAGCAAATTATAATTTTACTCTTCCAAAAAGAACACCGATTATTGTAAGGATTGACGGAAGAGCAATGCATACCTTTACAAAAGGATTTGAAAAGCCTTATGATGAAATTTTCATACAATCTATGCAAAAAACTATGTTATCTATTTGTGAAGCAATCCAAGGTTGTCAATTCGGATATGTAGAATCTGATGAAATCAGTATCTTAATTTGGGAAACAAATAATGAAGCTGACCCTTGGTTTTCAAATAGACTTCAAAAAATTTGTTCTATGACTTCATCAATGGCAACTTTATATTTTAATAGATATTTTATTGAAGCTTTAAGTTCTTATTCAGAAACTGAAAAGCCGAATCATTATAAAGCTATTAAAGATGGGGCAACTTTTGATTCAAGAGTTTTCATTATTCCTGAGTCTGTAATTAATCCATATTTTGTTTGGAGACAAAACGATTGTACAAGAAACTCTATTTTAGGATTATCACAAAAATATTTTTCTCATAAACAGATTCACGGTATGAAGTGTGATGAGCTTCAAAACAAACTTCTTACTGAAAAAAATATAAATTGGAATGATGAGCCGACTGTTAATAAAAGGGGAACTTGCGCTTATAAAATAGTTGATGATATAGATAAGCAAAGTCATATATGGATTCTTGATTTAAATATGCCAATTTTGAATGAAGAAAAAGAATTTGTTTATAGTAAAATTATTTTCCCACCTGAAGATTAACTTTTTATAAAATTTCCTTTATATTATAAATATAAAGGAGCCAATTTTATGGCAATAGAACAAAATTTTGAAAGAACCATAACGCAAACTATCCCGACAATTAAATTTGAAAATATAAATGATACTGAAGCTATTACTCTTTTTATTATAAAATATGGTGGAAAAGTTGAACAAGTAGACTTTAGACCAAAAGATGAAAACTTCGTTGAATTTTATGGGTGGCATAAAGATGAAATTGCTTCTTGGAGAATTTTTGAACCAAATAGTAGCAGTTATGTATATCGGCTGATGTTGAAACCAGGTGATGTTGTTGCTTATAAAAATAATAAATTTGAAATTGCATATATTGAGAATCTTGAATCTCTTGGATTTAAGGAGGTATAGTAGAGCAAATGACAGATAAAATAAGAAACCTTCTTGAAGATGTTCAAACCGTTTATGAAGGTAAAGGAATGGTGGTACACCCTAATTCTTTTGATAAACTTAGAACGGAAATTATAAAGTTGGATAACATAAATAATCAGCAAAATGAGCAAATAAAGATGATGAAAAATTGTTATAATTGTGCAGGATATTATACAAAACAATGCCTTGGCTGTGAAAATTATTCTAATTGGGAGTTAAAGGAAGAATGACAATATTAGAAAAAATTAAAAAATGTGTTTCTCTAGTTTGGGATTTTCAAGAGATTTATGGCGAAGAAGATATTGAAGATTTTTGTCATAATGAATTAAGCACCTATCCACAGCACGATGAAATAATGGAATATTTCAAACAAATTGAAAATCTTGAAATGACAGTTGGAACCTTGCGCACTTTCAGTAATGAGCAGGCAACTTGTATTGAACAACTTGAAAAAGAAAATGCAGAACTGAAAACAGATTATGAAGTTCTCAGTTGCTCTGTTGGTGATTTTGGAGAATTGCAGGATAAACTTGAAGAAGAACAAAGAAAAAATAATGAACTTTTTGATAAACTCGCCGAAGCAAAGGAAATAATCAGTGAATATGTAAGGTTAGCCAATCTTGAAAAAGAAGATACTATTGCAATATGGCAATTATATCACAAGGCAGAACAATTCTTAAACGGTGAAAATATAATCTTGGAAGATGCTCAAGCTGGAAATAGTCCATTTGATGCAGATGAAATTTTCAATAAAGAAATGAAAGCATATTCAGAAGAAAAAGTAAAATAAGATAATCAGTTATTTTACTTTTAAGGTGGAAACTAAAATAAGGAGATGGGGAATGAAAACATTTGATGATTTACTAGAATATGAATTAGGAGAAGAAGTTCAACTGTTTAATGCACCAAGACAGAATCCTAGAAACTGTTTTGAAACAGGTACAAAAGGAAAGATTATTGAGTTCTTTGAAAATGGACTTATGATTGAAACAGAAAAAGGAGAACAGATTAGGATTTATCTTCCTGTCGTTGTTTGTAAATGTAAAGGTAAAAATATAATTAAAGAAGATATTGAAGCTGGGAACAGTCAATTTGACGCAGACAAAGTTTTCAATAAAGAAATGAAAGCATATTCAGAAGAAAAGTAAAAAAGTAAGAATAAAATGACTAAAGAAGAAAAAATTAGGATAAAAGCAAAACGAGTAGCAAATAATCAGATAAAGAAATTAGAATGTGAAATAGAATATTATAAATCCAAAATTGCGGAACTTGAAAAAGAAAACGAATATTTAAGAAAGGATTTGTATAGGCTGACAACATTTTAGATTATGGAGTAATGCAAAATGAAAGACGAAGAAATGGCAATGGCAGAAGAATATTATTATAAAACTTATCCTGTTACCTTGAATATTGGAGAAGAAGAAAGGAAAAAGAAAGTTATGGATATTTTCCTTGCTGGCCTTAAAGCTAATTGGCCGAAGTGGCACGATTTACGGGAAGACCCTAATGATTTACCAAAAGATGATATGTATGAAGCAAATATTATAACTCCAAGTGGTGACTGGGAAAAGGGAATTTTTCGTAGAATAGATGGCGAATGTTATTGGAGAATAATTGGGTTTAATGAGAACATAAAAGCCATTGCTTGGTGTGAAGCTCCCGTTTTTGATAAAAAATAAGCTTATATGAATAAGTCTAGCTTCATAATATGATAAAATAGATTGTTGCTAGGGATAATGAAAAAATGATTTTTTATTTAACTACTTGTATTATTTTTGGATGTTGGATTTTCTTCGGTATGGATTTTTTCACATATCATAATATCGCAGGAATGATTTTATATTTCTTGGAGATAGTTGGAGCACTTTTCCGTATTTTTGGATTTGACTTAAATTGGAAAACCAAAGATGGAAGTGATGCCAAAATCCCGATATAATAGTTCGTTAATTTAATATTATAAAATTTTAAGGAGTAGGAAAATGCCAACAATTATTTTGAGAAATCCAATACGAGATAGAATGGAAGATGCTTATAAAAACGTTTTCAAAAAATATGGATTCAAATATAATAAAGACATCTGTATGATTACAAAGAACTTCAAAAATGGCTATATAAAAGTTTCTTTTGATTATGATGCAGGCGTTCTCATTGGGTGGACTCTATATGCTATAAATAATAACTATGAAGTAATTTTTGAAAAAGTTTTTTCAAAATCAGAGTCATTTGATATTGATTCTTTTGAAGATTGTTATCTTGAAGCAAAGGAAGCTTTAAGAGGTATATAAAATGAATATAAATATAAGGGTTAATTTTAAAGATATTGGTTATAAAGAATATAATAATATCATAAAAATAATTCAAACAGATGAAGAAATTCTCTTTTTTGGAAAATAAGCGATTTACAGAGAAAAGAAATCTCAAATAAAAGATTTTGTAGTAAAGGAATCAGAATGAAAGTTTTAGTTATACCAGATACTCACGGTTCTCACAATTGGGAAATTGTAAAAACAATCCCAAAAGAAAATTATGATAAAATAATTTTTATGGGTGATTACTTTGATTCTTGGGATAATCAATGGCCAGACCAGGGTGAGAACTTTAAAAATGAATGTGATTTCGTAAGAGAAGACCCAGTAAATAGAAAAATGGTTTTTGGCAATCATTGTTGGAGTTATATTTCTGGTTCAAGAGATGGCGGAGCCGTATCAGGCCATCAGATTTCAAAAATTGGAGAAATCAGAGCTCTCTTAAATGCAAATTATGATATTCTTGATATTGCTGAAGAATATGATGGTTGGATATTTTCTCACGCTGGATTTTCTAAAACTTGGGTAGATGGATATTTTAAGCCACTTCTCCATCAAGAACTCGATAAATGGCCAGAAGAAGATGAAAACGGAAAAGGAGTTGTTTGGGACGAATCAGAGTATTCTATTCAGTTCATAAATGATTTTTTCCATAAGCATTCTCATTGGCCAGGAGCACCAGATTTTTCTATTGGATTAGATGAGCTTCTTGATTGGCACGGTTATTTTTCTGGTTCGGGAAATGAAAAAACTCAGGGCCCATTTTGGATAAGACCAGAATCGCTTTTAATTGATGCATATTATCCAAATCAAGTTGTTGGACATACTGAATATGGAGTTTACGGACCCCTTGGATTAGAGAATAAAGGAAATAAAGTTTTAGTTGTAGATTCACCTTCTCATTCTAATATTTTTATTTTTGATACTGAAAACCCAGGTGATTTTATTACAGTAGATACATTTAATAAAACTTTTAAGGTAATATCAAAAGTATTAAATGATGGAAGAAGTCAACATAAAACAAGAGACCAAATAGAATTTGATTTAATTGAACAGACAATTTTAAATTCTGAAAAAGCGAAAATATTTCTTGATAATGTGTGGGAAGAAGAAAAATGAAAGATTTAATTGAAGATAAAGAAAAATTATTAGAGCTTATTTTTTTCTATTATAATGCTTTTGTACTCAGAACAAGAAAAAGAAATATGACTGATAAAGAAAAAGAATTATTACGAGGAATGAAAATTGAAGAGCTAATTAGAATTTGTGAAAATCAAAAAATATCAATCGAAAAATCAGAATTAAAAGGAACAAATTCTAGTATTTGGGAAAATGTTTTTAAATGAAAATTAGAGAATTTAAATTACCTGAATTAAATCTGCGCGCATTTGAAAGTGGAAGATTAAAGGAGTATTTAAAAGAGTACTCCTTTCTTTTATGCCCTTGTACAATGCATTATGCTGATTTCAGAAATTTAGATGATTTTATTGCTAAATCAATTCATAATATAATTTATATCAATATTAGATATTCAGTAAGATGGTATTCTAATTTTAATAATATTCTTTGGTATAATGCTTGGGGTTAATTTAAAAATCTATGGAAATAATGTCAGACGATGCAATTGGAGCTCTTGCAACTGAATGGTCTCATAATCATTTAGGCGAGGATTTTCAATTTAGAGAATATCAACTTAATACAATCATTCAGATTATAAAATATAAACTTACTGGAGTAAAAACTCAGGTAATGGAAGCTCCTTGTGGAAGTGGAAAATCTACAATTGCTTTTATTGTTTGTGGAGTTTTATGGGAATATTTTGGATTAAAGAGTTATATTCTCGTTTCTGATTTATCATTATTTGAACAATATGAGCAAGACCTTAAAAGATTCCATCTTGATGATTGGGGAAGATTAAAGGGAAAAGATAACTATCTTTGTGGAAGAAATGGCCAAGTTTTCAATAATGGAGAGTGCCAAATAAAAGGAATTGGACTTCCAACTTTAGCTGACCCCGAAGCTTCAAAAGTTAAAGGATTCTCTTGCGGCCCATCTTGTAAGTATGTAAGAGAAAGAAAAAGAGCTGAGAATGCTCCTGTTACAATTATGACATATCAATTCTGGCTCATTGCTATGAATTACGTTAAAGATATTTGTTTTGAAAATTGTGAAGAAATGGCTCCATTTCAAACAAGAGACTTTATTATCTGTGATGAAGCTCATAAGATTCCCGATATAGTTCAGCGACACTTTTCACCTAGAATTGACTCTGATGATTTAGGTTTTATATTTTCATTAAGAGAAATCGCTGAAAAAATAGATTATCACGAAGACCTTCCTAAAGTTGAAACTCTTAAACAAGTAATGAAAGCTTTTACATTGGTTGAAAAGCCAAAAGATATAATGATTTGTATAAAAAGATATGAGGCTCTTCTTCAAAAATATAATGTATTTCAATATTGGCTTAGAGATGTCGTTCAGAAAAAAGGAAATATTGAGCATTTTCTGAAATATCTTAATGCAGGAAATACTTGTAGAGAATGTCATTGTAAGTTTGAAGATTATATAAATCTTGTTGAAGAACTAGGACTTGATACAATTGTTTTATCTTCTTCTGTAGATAAGAGTGGAAATTATCATATAACTCTTAATTGTGCTTATGAGCATAAAATGGTAAAGAAATATCTTCACGATAAAGCACCTCAAGAATTATTAATGAGCGCAACAATTGGAGATTGTGTAATTTATAAAAATATGATTGGTGAAGAAGAGTTAGATGATATGGATTTTAAAGCATTTGAGGTTCCGAGCACTTTTGACTTCTCAAAATCTCCAATTTATTTTTATCCAAAATTTAGACTCTCTTATACCGAGAAAGCAAAAAATCTTCCGTTAGTAATAAATGAAATTATAAATATTCTTAATAAGCATACAAATGAAAAGGGAATTATTCAAACAGGAAGTTATGAATTTTCTAAAGCATTATATGATAGTTTGAATCCAACTCTTCGTTCTAGAGTTTTATTCTATAAAGATTCTAAAGAAAAGAATGAAGTTATAATGAAATATAAAAATTCTATAAATAAAATTCTGATTGGCCCTTCACTTATTGAAGGTATTAATTTCCCCGACGATGAATGTAGATTTTTAATTATGATGAAAGTACCTTATGCTTCTCTTGGAGATAAATTGGTACAGAGAAAAATGAATATTATACCAGGCTATTATCATAATGATGTTTGCCAAAAGATAACTCAGGGAATTGGAAGAATCCAAAGAAGTAAAAACGATTGGGGTGTCACTTATATTATGGACGGATGCTTCAATGATATTTTGAGAAATAATAATAACGATTTATCAGAACAAATTTTAAATCGTATCATAAAATTATAAAACGACTAATTATATAGAGGTAATTATAATGAAGAAATCCATAATTTTAATGCCACATTTTGATGATGAAATCTTTAATGCGGCTTCTTTTCTAATTAAATATTCTGGCCCAATAAGTATTTATTTTTCTCACCAGGGTGATTGTATTTCATACGAGAATTATTTAAAAGATATTGAAGATATGGAAAGAGTTATAAATAAACTCAATGATTATAGAAAAGAAAAGAATAAGACAGAAGTTAAAGTAGAAATGTATTCTGACTTCCACGATGTTTCAAGATTAAATATGACTGAAGAATGGCACGCCCAATTATGTAGAGCCATTGAAAATGATATAAAAGAAAATGAAATTGAGTATTTTATTATTCCATCACCTTCTAATCATCAAGCTCATAAAGCTTGCTATAATATTGGAAAATCTTTATTAAGAGCTCCATATATAAATAATATTCAGAATATTTTAATCGGAACTTATTATGTAGATAAAATCACTCCAAACGATTTGAATGAAAGTTTAAGTTTCCATATTCCAATGGAAAAAGAAGAAGTTGAATTGGCTAAGGATATTATCTCACTATATACAAAGAATCACGCAATTAATCCCGAAAACTTGGAAGTGATTTTTAGATATGAAGGTTATACTTGTGCTGAAGAATATGCTCAGAGTTTCTATCCATATTACATTAAGCATAAGTTAATCTAAATAAAAAGGACTTTAAATAGGAAATCAAAAATAAATATGGAGTAAATCCAAAAAAGACGAAAAGTCAATGTGATTCCTAAAATAAAGTCCATTAAATTAGTTGATTTACGGAGGTAATTTTTGAAAATATATATTTCTGGCAGAATATCGGGAAATGAACATTACGAAGAAGATTTTAATTGGGTAGAGAGCCAATTGAAGTCTCTTATTGATATTGAGCCAGTCAACCCCATTGCATCCGATAAAATTGTAAAAGATATAAATGATTGGGCTGAATTTATGAAAAAAGATATAGATTTTCTTAAAGAATGTGATGCAATACTTTTGATTAAAGGTTCATATCCACTTCATAAATCTTCAAATTGGAAAAATTCTTATGGAGCAAAAATCGAAAGATTAATAGCCAAAAAATATAAAATGAAGATTTTTTATGGCTGGAGACATTTCCATAAATGGTATTTAAAAGAACATAAATATGATATAAACTCGGAGGCAAAATAATAAATGATTTTAAACAAGGACACAATTGATAAGATAAATCCAAGTGGAGATAAGCCAATCAGATGGATTAGCTACCAAAGTCTTTGCGGAGGTATGACACTCGGAGCAGAAGCCGCTTTTGGATGTCCACCTCTTTGTACAATTGATTTTGATGGAATTGACCAGGCAAACTCTTCAGCATATATGAATTATATGAATAATGTTAGAAAACTTGGATTAAGAGAGTTGATTCTTGATGGTAATCTTTTATCAATGGCTCAGACATTTAAAACTGAAGAAGATAAAAAGTTTTTTGATTCAATAAATCACGATATTGATGTAGTTTCAGCTGTACCTATCTGTTCGGGATTATCAATGGCAAATGCAAATAATTCGGGAAAGGCAGGAACTGCAGCAAGAGGCTCTGATGCAATTCAGAATAATAATATGATTGGTATTTTGAAATTCACTCTTGAAATCATTAAACCAAAAGCATATATTTTTGAAAATGCCCCAAATTTCTTTTCAAACTCAGGAAAGGGAATTAGAGATAAGCTTACTGAAATTGGAAAAGAAAATGGATATTCAGTAACTTATGTAAAAACAAATTCAAAGAAACATTCAAACCCTCAAGCTCGTTCACGAACATTTGGTATTTTTTGGAAAGGTGATAAATGCCCAAAACTTCATTACGTTAACGACCTTTCAACTTCAATTAATGATTATTTGGGAGAAATTGCTGAAGGCTCTCCATATATGACAGATGAGTATCAGCTCTTTAAAGATTTTGATAATGATGGATTCATTAAATATATGAAGGCAACTTATAAAGATGATTGGTTGAAAACTCTTGAAGATGATAATTCAGTTTCAATTATGACTTTTCTTGAAAAGAAAGGTTTTCCCGACGATGTAAGACCATTCTTGAATAAATCGGAACTTCATTGTTATGACCACGCTAAGATGAAAAAAGAAAAGGGTATGAACTATATGGATGGCTCACCTCTTTATTATGGAAATAATAAAATCTGTACAATCTTTGGTAGAACAATTGGAAGATTAATTCACCCAAGCGGAACAAGGGGATATACTCTTCGGGAAGCTTTAAAATTTATGGGAATGCCAGATGATTATGAATTCCCTGGTGATAATGCTATGAATTATACTGACTGGGTTGGACAAAATGTTCCAGCGGTTACAGCTTATGATTGGCATAAACAGATTAGAGAATTCATTGAAGGCAAACTTGAAATGACTGATGAAAGTTTGGTAATGTTCAATAATGAATCAGATATAAAAGTCAAAGAAACGAAAGAAAAAGAAAAATTTAAATCTGGTTTTGAGATTTTCAAAAATAAATAAAACATATAATGGTGGCTGAAAAGTCACCATTTTTTTACTTTTTAAATTTAATTTATTATATAATAAATATAAGGAGATTATATTATGGTTTTTGAAATTGGAAAATCTTACAAAATTTGTGATTCACACATAGATTATTATGATGATGCTGAAATTATCAATATTGATGATAACTTTATCAAGTTTAATTATAAATCTGATGGTATCAAAAGAATAAAAATTTTGAATAAAAATGAAATTAAATCCGCCGAAATTTTAAGGAATGGGAATAGTCATACCATTTGGTATTGGGGATTATTTGAAGGCGAATTTTTCAATACACCACGATATGGAATTAAAAAGGCTAACCTTTCAGATGATGAAATTATGATGAATATGTCAGACGGAGTTACTATTTTCTCCAAAAAAGAAGATGCCAAAAAATACCTTTTCAATATGATTCTTTTGAAAAAAGTTGAATCAGATTATTATGTTTTTGAAGATGATGATTGTGCATTATATGAATCCTGTGGAAAATGGGAAGGTGCCCTTTCAAAAGAATTTAATGAGTTTCTGAAAACAAGAACTAATTAAAATAAAGGTCACCAGCCTTTATAGGAGTTAAAATGGAAAAACCAATATCGCCAGAAATTTTTGAAAAAGTAAAAGATTTTTTAAAAGATAATCCACTCGTAGAAAACGTAAAAATAAGAGATAAAGAGCCTTCAATGATAGAAGTTTGGCTCGTAAAAAATGAAGATACAGTATCGGGCTATGGTGGAGATACTGGATATAAATTAAGAAAAGAGCTTGATGAGTTTCTTCATAAAGAATTTGATAAAGAAGTCGGAGCATTTGATTGTCTTTATAATTGGGATGCATATTTAAGTGCTGAAAAGAAATATAAAGAAGAGCATCCCGAACCAAAAGACCCAAGATATGAGTCAGGCTGGAAAAAACGTTCTTATTATGATAGAACAAAAGGAAAAGGCTCAAAAGAAGTAGAAGCTTATAAAAATGAAAAAATAAAGTGGTTAGCTGATTTTAATAAGGCAATGCCACCAAGAGCATTTCCTGGCTTTGCATTTAGAGTAGAGCCAGCAGGAACCGCAGCTAAAATTTTCGCTTTCTATAAAGATACAAAATATTTTGGAGATTAATATTGAGAGTATTAGTTAAGTTTAGAAACGGAGTTTCTGATGTTATTACTATTGAAAAAGTAAAAATCTTCTCAAAAAATCCCTGTATTAAATGCCGGTCTGATGGTGGCTGTTATGGTCATAATTGTTTTGATTCAGAAGAATGGGGTGAATTCATAGATTTAGGAAATGGAAACTCCATAAAAACTGACGATATTTCTGATATAAAAATTCTAAGTTTCTAACTTTTTGCTTTCTTTTTATTATATAATAAATATAAGGAGATTTTAATATGGATATTAAGAAAGCAAAATCAGTTCAGATGGTTACACCAAAATATGGATTTGCAATTTATGATAAAGACTGGAAAGATAATCCTACAGAGCCAGTCGTTCACTTTTTAATCAAAAATATAAGAAAAGATGGAACTGTCTGGTACCAGCAGACACCTGGTTGGTATGTTTCTACTCTTCTTGAAAAAACACCTCATTGTAAAGACCTTCACGACGAAAATGAAATTGGACTCTATATCGACTATGGACAGAATTGGTTTATTCCAGCTGGCCCATATTCAATAATGTGGGATTATCTTGAAGAATATTCAGATAATAATGGAGCAGAATCAATCTGTTATCACGATTCAAATGTTTTAAACGGAGAAATTTGGTAATGATTTTCTATATTGAGTCAGCAGAGAATACATATCAAGTTTTCAGCGGAGATTTTTCTTGTGGAACTGATGAAGTTGGCTATCAAAATGGTTTCTTCAATTTGAATGTATTTCGTGGTTCTTCAAAAAATGATACTTTCTATGTAAAAGGCCACGCATTTGATACTCTGAAGTTTGCGAGAAATGATATTATTTATTTAAAAGAAGCTGGGAAAATTGCAGACCGGCGCATTTATGAAATGATACCTTTTTGGTATACAAAGTATACGAAGTATGGTGATGAAGAAGAAAGAGAAAAGTTTATAAGGGAGAATTTTAATCTGCCTTTACAATATATTGATTCAATAGAAGAATCTGAAGCAATAATTAAATCCGTTGTTGAGGTGGTAGGACTTTGGGAAAAAAGGAGTTATTATGGAACTTAGTAAAGAAGAAATCAAACTTTTAAGTGAAGAAATCGCTAAGAAACTCAATGAGAATATTCAGTTTCAGCCAGCAGATTCTCAGCCTTTGAATACGAAAGAATCATTCCAAAGATTTTTTGATAAAAGAGAAAAATATCTTTTGAATTTGCCGATTGCTGAAATTGCCTATATGTTCTATCTACAGGGAATTTCTGATGGGCCAAAAATCAAGAACGATATTTCTATGGAAGAACTAATTTCAGAAATTGAAGCTGATACATTTATTGAATCAGTAAAAGGCTGGATTAGTATGAAAGACAATGGAACAAACCCACTTCCAAATAACCCTATCGTAGAGGTTGTAAAAAAGATTATTCCTTGTACAAATTGTCAGAGTTTGTATGATGGATATTGTGATGGCGATGAATGTCTTGAACAGGAAAAAGTTGAAGAAATTAATCTTGAAAAGCAGATAAAGGAGAACGCTGAATGTTAACTATTTTAATCGTTACGGGGATTGGAGTTATTATAAATATTACTTGCTACTTAATTAGCAAAAAGACAAGCGATATAAATTTATTGGTCGCAGTTTGTTGTTTGATTTTATTCTTATGTGCAGCGTTTGGTTCAGTAACTTCTACTGAACATTTAAAAGCAACAATTGAAGTTGATTCAAAACCTAAATCAATAAAAATTGCTGATATTCGTATTGAGTGTTCTAATTGTGGGAATAAATTATGGGCTTCAGAAAATAAATATTGTAGTGAATGTGGAAATGAAATTTTAAATAATAATAATTTCACTGCTATCATATATTATTGTCCTTTCTGTAAAGAAATCACTACTACCTCAAAAAATTATTGTGAAAATTGTGGACATAATATGATGGAAATTAATTCCCAATTAAAACGAAAAGATGTTAATATTAAAAAGAGGTAATAAAAATGAAAGTTATTTGTAAAGGAGATTTCCCAGTTTACCTTGTAAATCAGATTCAGCATATTTTTAAGACTGAATATATTTCAACTCCAGTTGGATTCAGATTTACTTTTGATAATAAGCCATTGGAGTTTTTGTTTGATAAAGATTTTTCTGATAATTCTCTTGTTCCAACTCTTGAAGATGTTTATATTGGAGATGGTCAGAATCTTCTTGAAAATAAATATGCAAATTCCGCGAAATTTTCCATTTCAGCTAATGGCGCCAATAATTATTATGATATGAGTTGGTCAATACATAATGCAGGTGATTGGTTTAGAATTATTGTTTTAATTTATGCTCGTCTTTATGGTGATTCTGATTATGAATTCGTAAGAAAATTATATGACCTTTGTGAGCAAACCTTGAGAATGAACTCAAGATTCTTTGTAAAATTTGATGAAGAAAAATATAAGTCTTTTAATTCAGCTTATTTATTCTTCCAAAATTACTTAGATAGTTTTATTGAATATTAAGGGGAAAATTGTGGGATTCTATTATATTATAAATAATGATTCAGATAATGAACAGAAAGTTTTTAAGAATTGGAATGAAATGGCTGAATATTTTGAAATAAAAGATTATGGGCCATTGGGAGATGCCTTAGAAAAAGGGACACCAATTCAAAAAAACGGAAAGAATTGGTATATTGATATTTTTATTCACTAAAAATAAAGGTCGGGATTTTCCCGACCTCCTTTATTTTAAAGATATTTTAATAAAATATCTGGTCGCTTGGTATAAGCTTTTATAAAATCGGAAATTGAGAATCCATATTTTTCAAGTAATTTTGGCAGCTTCTTTCTCAATGTATTCGTAAATCTTAATCCATACTTATTGTGGAATTCCCAATCTTCAATACCTAAATCTTTTGGCTCTCCGTAAATCTTTTTGGCACATTCTTCTGCTTTCAAGTCGGGATATTCAATTAATCCTTTAACACATTTCTTTACATCTTCATCAAACTTTTCATCTGATGTAATTCGCTTCCAAGCATCAATGAATTCTGATAATTCAGAATCACCAATTACTTCATTTTCAAGGTTATATTGTGAGCCATTTGACTGAGCTTGAGAATCAAGAATATAATCTGAGTATTTTCCATTATCAGCATCACCCCTTGAGTGATTTCCATTTAATTCATTATCAAGAGAAGTTGATTTAATTTTAATATTCTTCTCATTTTTTCCTTTAATATTTCCAGCTTCATCTGTGTCCCAAGTAGAAACTCCGTGAGAATCTTTTTCAGCCTTAATAGATGTAGCCATATTTTTAAGATATTGAAGATAATAATATTTAAACTTATTTACTTTATCGCCTTCTTCAAAAATATCAGATTTAAATGTAGATAATGGAGATTTAAGAGTAATTTCACCCATTCTATTTAAATATCCATTTTTAAGAAGTGCATAAGCTTCAGCAATAAAATCTTCATATTCACCACTTTTTACGGCTTGGTTGAAATAATATGAATCTGGTCCAGTATATGTTTTGAATGCTTTAAAAATAGCTGGGCCTGATTTCAAGAAAAGATAGTTGATTGCAGAAGGTTCACCTTTCTTTGCAGCTTTGAAAAGAAGACTTTCTGGCTCATCTGCCCATTCTTCTTCAGCTTCAGCCTTTTCTGATGGAGAAAGATAATTAGCTACTTCAAAACCATTAAATTTCATTTCGCCAAAATCTTCTCTCATTGGTATTTTACCGAATATTGCTTCTATTAATTTCATTTGTTTTTTCCTAAAATAATATAATAAATATTTAGTTTATCTAGTCCTGTGAGATTCTTCTAATCAACTAATTTATAGATATAATAAAAAGGGAAAATAATGAGTAGATTCACTTCAACATCAGAATTTGACATTAATCGAAGAGTTCAAATTACAAATGAAACTCCTGTTTACAATCTTTTTGAAGCACTTAATAGTACAATGCAGAACGATTTCTATGAATGGTTTATTGGAAACCAGGAAATCAGATATGATGTGCCTTATTCAATTAAACAGGAAAATCCTAATGGAAAATATGAAGATAACTCTGTAGCTGGAACAGTCGGAAGATTTGATATTATTCGCGACAATCAAGAATCTGATGGCCCAACAAAGTTTGATAGACTTGAAAAGAATCAAGTTTATTATAAATATGTAAATGGTGGAGTTTCTCCAATTTATGGTCCAAAGCCAAAATCAGAATTAGATGGCCCAAATACTCATTATCATTCTATGAAGCTGACTGGCGTTTTGATACCAGAGTTTGATTTACTTTTACATCATTCATATAGATACCTTGAGTGTTTATATCCCGACCACCCTGACTGGACATATCTTTTAACTCCAACAGAGTTCAATGACCAGATTAGAGCAGCAGGAAAAATTATAGATTATATTCCAAAAAACCTCTTTTTCGATAAAGTTGCTAAATCTTTAAGTAAGAGTTTTACAAATGATGAACTCATTGATGAAGCATCTATGATTAAAATTCATAACTTAAAAGATGAAGCATATAGAAGAAAATTTTATGGAACTTATGCTGGATATAAAATGATTGGTAATGACATTTTCCAGCATATTTCAGTATTCCCAGTTGCAACGTATCTTCCAATTAAGCCAGTTACTGAATCATATGATAATAAAACTCTTGAAGAATTGAGTAGAGATTTTGGAGAGAACTTCAAAACAAGAGCTGAATGGGAATATTATGAAAAAACTCAATTAAGAAAAATTGATACATTCTCAAGTATTTATTCAAATAAATTTAAATTAATAGATTATCAACCAAAGATGTATGGAAACTTCGCTGGATATAAAACATTCAGATATTTTACAACTCTCTGGTCTAATGATATTTACGAATTTATAGAAGATTATTCAGATATTACACTTCAATCTTCAAATATTTCTCAAACTGCTGTAATTAAGGATGCTGCAAATATCACTTATCAAATTACTAATAATGGAGTTCACGGAATCTATTATTATGAAGATAAGGGGCCAAATGTAAGCCCAATTTCTATTACAAAAGAAAATGAAAGTATAGATTTATCTTATTATGTTTCAGTTGATGAAATACTCCCTAAATCAGAAATTGAGTTTGAAGTATTTAATCTTTTTGATTCATACGTTACTGAAGAAAACGGAATTAAAAAGATAAACTTACCAGAGACAGATACTACTTATTATCCTTTACTTATGCAGATGATTGCTCCTAATGAGATTGAGCAGCCAGTATGGAATAATATTTTTAAAACATTCCCAAAGGAAATTAAGAAAACATATAAAAATCCTTTAGTTAGAGATTCTTTATATCTTGACCCAGAGTCAACTCTTAAATGTTATAGAAATGATAAATTCTATAATAATGTAATTACAAAAGAAGCTCAAGATATTTATAAGATTTATAAGACAAAAAATAAGGATAGAGTTGATGCAGCTCTTCTTTATAGTTTCACACCGGGATTCTTCAAATGTAGATTTAATGAAGGTCTTGAAACAAGCGACCAGAGCCTTTTTGGAACTGGAGTTTTCTCAATTTCCATTATGAATAAAAATGATGAAGAATTCATTTTTACAGCAAAGGGAAGTATTGATATTGAAATCTTAAATAGTTCTTCTCTTTATACATTTGGTGGTAACTTTAGAATCTTAACTGTGCCTCAATTAGTTGATGAAACTTCAAAATTGGCTACAGCTTATTATACTCCAATCGTAGAGCCAATTCAGAACTATGAAAGATTTTTTGATAGTGAAACTGGAGAAATCTTAATTGATAAGAAATGTAAAATCGTTAAGATTTGTAGAATTGATGGAATTGGAGCAAATGATTGTGAAATAGATGCTCCACAAATTCAATTTAAGCCTATACCTTTCTTATTTGATTCGTTCAGATTTGAAGATTTGAATTTTGGTTGGGGAAATTTCTTACCATTAATTGAAGATAGCTTCTTTAGATTTGATGAAGCACATATTAGATTAGAAGATGTTTTATGTGGAGAAACTGATGTTTATCACGTATCTCCATTAACTTCAAATGTATTCTATAATATGGGATATTTCGTTGATAATTTATATGGAAATACTACCCTTTATGCTAAATCAGAATTAAATGAATCAATAAAAAATTATATTAAAAAGAATTTGGATTCATTCAACTTATATCCATCTGACTCACAAGAAGAAATAGAGATTGAAGGTAGAGTAGACCTTACAATCGAAGGCGGAGATAATTTAATCACATTTGAATCTGCTGCTTCAAAAGAAAGAATAAATACTCTTTCTATTGGAGATATTGTCACTGGAAACTGTGTTGATAGTGATGATGAAATTGTATTCATTACTGAAATTGGCTCTGATTATATTAGAGTAAGTAATAAATTACTTACATCGGGAACATTTGTTTTCAAATTTAATATTAAAGTAAACTCAGTAAAGGTTACCGAAGATAAGCCAATGGACTTCATTGATAGATTAAAAGGAGTAAATGAGTATGAATTTTATAACCCATTCTATCACGGAATTTATAGCCCATATAATAGTACTAAGAGAGCTTCAAAGGCTTATGTAAATGGAATTTCAAATATCAATAGCTGGAGACCTTATATTGAAGGCGGAAGATATAATGATGTATTCTATGCTACTCATAATTTTGAGGAAATAGAAGGTCAGCGACTTATTCCATCTACAATTAAATTTGCAAATGATTTATTTGTAGAATATAACGCAGATAAGATTCTTTATTATCCAACTCGTTCTGGTAAAGAAGAATGTTTGATGAGTGTTGAATGGCTCGATTATCTTGAAAATAAAGTAAATGAAGCATCAAGATTATCAGATAACATCAATGTTGGTGTTTGTGTTTCACTTCAAACTGATTCTTCTGGTAATGTTACAACAGATACAAATATTAATTCTCAATTTAGAATTATGAAAGGCATTTGGGGAAAGACTGGTGGAAAGGCGGATTTCCCAATGTACGCTAGAGTAGGAAATGGAAGTAAAACATTTAAATCATATTCAGTATCATCTATTTACTCTGGTACTGGAAAATCTGTTTATGGAAATTCCAAATACTCTCAAGAAACAACAGACTATAATTTTAAGGATAATATCGACCCTGACGGAGATGTAATTTCTCCAACAATGGATTACTATGGAGATAATGAAAATATCAGAAATACTATTGAAGCTAAACAAGTAATTTATAAAGATATTGATAACGCTTTATTTGAAGTAAGCTTCGGTGAGAATGATATTTTATCAAATTATAGTGTTGAAAATAAATTATATACTCTTATTCAAGTAAATATTTATAAACAAAATTTCAAAAATCTTTTGAAATACTCTACTTTTGAATGCAAGAGATGGGAAGAACAAGGTGGAGAATACGGAAAATATTTAGTTGATGAAGATAACGATAATAGATGGATTAAACTCTTAAATATTTCTGATAAAACAAGAAATATATTTGAAAGTGTTAGTAAACTCTTTGAGGTACCTGAAGAAGTAGAATTGCCTCAAGGTATCAGTAGAAATTCTGTATTCAAGAATGTTAATCAAGATTTACCAACATATATGGGACATTGGAGTCCTGCTTCAGAAAAAGAAAATGAAAATGATGATAATTCTAAAATGGTTATCAAAAAGCCAGATACATCAAATTTCACATTTACTGAAAATAAAATTTATTATTGGATTGCTGATACTGCAGCTAAAATCCAACTTTGGAATGAAGATACCCAAAGAAATGAAGAATTCGAAGTTTCTGATTCAGCAATCTTAACTGCTATTTTAACTGCATCTGGTAGAATTGATGATATTGAAAATGCTGAGCCTGGTAGAGACATTAATGAAGCGAAAGTTATTTGGGATATTAAGAATTTCAAATATTGTAATAACTTCGGCTCTGCAGATGATGATGAAGTTAATACAAGATATAATAGATTGAATATAGATGAGCCAGAAGAAGATTATATTTATTCTGAAATTGGGCATACTTATGAAAGACTTTATGGTGAAGATATATTCTTGCAATTCATACTACAATCTTTAGGAATTTTCGGAAATGAAGAAACACTAAAACAATGTACTTATTCTCTTGATGAAAGATACCAGACAATGGTAGAAAATAATGAATCAATTACATTTGAATCTTATAGTGATTTCTTAAAAGATACAACTCCTTTTGAACTTTGCTTGATTAAACATATTGATACTCTTGAATATACTGATGGAGATTTCAGAAATCTTGTATTTAAAGAGTGCTTGAAATTAATCAAAGATATGGGATATGTTACTTTAAAAGATGAAGATGAAACTCCTATTGATGATGCAAATAATGATAATATTGATTATCAGAATAAAGTAATGGCAGAATTATTAGATGATGTTGAGAATATTGATTTTGCAGCCTCTAATAATGAAATTCCAAAGATATTAGTTTTAAATAATGCTTTAAAGAATTACATTATAATTGAAAATAAAGCGAACCCATTGAAGACAGTTAAGATTTGTGATTTGAAAGAAACACTTAGAGTAGCTGAATTCTCATTAAGAGCAATGGATTATGTAAAACCAGAAGATGATGAGAATGCACCAGATAATTATGCTGATACTGATGAAGCAATTAGAATATTTGGAATTATTGATGAAGATTACTTATTGAAATTCCCATCATTGAACTCTAAAGTAAATATCTTAAACTTAAGAAAATTTATTGATGAAAATGTATTCTTGTTTACAACAAATGATATTATGATGATTCCAAAGGGAGCTGATTTCCTTGCTGGAAAATTCATAAAAGAAGATATTATTTGTTTCTTCAAGACAAATGAGCAATTCTATATTTTCAAACTCAATAAGAATGATGTATTCGCTTCAACAATTGAGATTGAAAGATTTACAGAATCTGGTGTTTATAATGATGAATGGCTCCGATTAAAAGATGAAAAATATAACTCTATAAGCATTTCTAAAAAGATTAACTCAACATTCAAATTACCAAGAAAATATTTGAATGATAATTATGAGTTTGATTTAATCATAAATCCACAATTTATTGGAACTGGATTTGAGTATAAAGAAGATGGAACAATTGATAAGTCTACTCCAGTAAAAATTGAAATATCTCGTGGAGCTATTTATTATGATAAAGAAAATGAAGAGTTTTTCACTTGGACTTATGAAGTTGAAGATGCAATAAATGTTGTTGAAAAAGATAGACACGAAATTGTTCATAAACACGGTGCAAATGGAAATGAGCTTAAATTAAGAAAATTTGCTATTGAATTCGCTGAAAACTCTTATTTCAAGAATATTTTGTATTCTTCTGGTCAGTATTATATTAAAGAAAAAATTGACTCTCAAAATAATAAGATTGAAGAAGCATTCGTATCAGCCGAAAATGAGCTTAATTTGAATATTGATAAAATATCTTCAAATGATAAGATTCTTGAAGTTAAAGAAGTAAAATTAAGACCATTGAACTCAGGAACAAATGAAGCATCATTCTTAAGTAATTATTCAGAATTTACTGGAAGAATATCTGGTGTTGATTTTGAAAATAATAAAATTATTTTTGAGCCACAAAATATTACTGAAAAATCAGAATTACTTACTCAGGTTGAACAATTACTTCCAAGTAGCTTAATTGATGGACAAGTTTCACCAGATGAATTACCAGAAAATAATATTATAGATTTTAATGATGAAAGTACACCTGATAAGCCAGTAATTACTCAATCAAGATTTGAAAGATTACCAGTAATAACTAATGTAGAAAATGAATATACATTATCATCTGATTTTAATAAAGGTGAGTTTAAATATTTCAAAAATAATCTTATATTTGTTGGTAGTGTAGATAGAAAGAACCCAAATATTATTACTTATCCAAGAGAAACAAAATTACAAGAGTGTTATGGTGCAGCTCTTAATCTTATTAAGAATAATGATATTATTCAAAAAGCATACCTATTAGACCCAGTTACAGATGGAAATACTCTTACAGAAAAAACTTTTGTAGTAAATGAAAATGATATATTAGATACTTCCGCTGAAGTATATCGTTCTTCTGATGGAAAGTTCTTTGCTATATTACTTAATAATGGTAATTTATCAATTTATACTCAAAATAATATAAATGAAAGTAGAATATCATTTAATTCACCTATTGTAGCAACAAATCTTGGACAAGCAATTGGAAATAATTGTCATTTAATGAAAGTTGCTTCTGTTGGTGAATCATATATCGCTGAAGTATCTATTGGAAGTACTTCTGAATCTTCTCTTTATGAAATAAGACTTGGACCTAATAATACTTATACATATAAAAAATTATTTGGCTCTGAATTTGTGGTTCCAAATTTAAACTCTGATGAATATTTAAGAGTAAATCTTGAAAGTGTAGAAGACGCAGGCGATAATGATGGAGTACCATATCCACAAGATTATGAAATCATTAAAGCTGAAGATATAAAAGGAACTCTTCAAGAAGAGCCTCAAAATATTGATTCATCTGAATTGGCAGGAATGGGAATAGCATCAAATATTAATTTGACAAGATATATAGATTATTTTGGTGCAAATAATCCGACAAATGCTTATGAGCCAATGGATAATGGAAGATTTATCTATGTTGAAAACAACAGTGGAAATGGCTTATTAGATTCAATAGTAATTAAAGGAACAAAGATATTTATTTATTCTAAATTATATAACTATAATGTTGCAACTGGCGCCGAAGAAGGTATGACTGAAAGACCATATTGGCATTCTTTTGATTTATCAACATTTATTTCAGATACTCGTAATTTATTTGACGGAGTGCCAGGATATGATACTGCTGAAAAGCAGATTCAATTTACAAAAGAATGTGCTACTACAGCTCAACAATATCTCGATTCTATTGGAGAAACAAACTCATTAAGATATAATATAATAACTAAAATTCTTGAATTCCTTAACGTTGAAGGCCTTGCAGGAATGACTTCAATAAGTTTATCTAATGAAGTAGATGATGCAAATGGGCCTGGTATAGGATTATATAAAGACACAGTAAATAACTATTATAGTTTCTATACTCAAGATGAGGCTCTCCCTACTATGAGTTTAAAAGAAGCTCTTATTATTCTTTGTGATTTAATTGGAGCAGGGGATTGCGTTAGAAGAATTATTGACTCTCCAATTAAAGATGCCTATATAAGGGGAACAAAATTATTTATTGTAGAAGAAAATGATACAATTTCTTATATCGAACTTGAAAATCTTTATAGATACTCAGATTATAGTAATTGGGAAAATTGGCATAAATTAAACTTACGAGAATTCGTATATTATTCTCTTGATACTAATGGTTATAGCTATAGAATCCAAAATTCAAATGGCCAAGTTGAAACTATAAATATTCCTATGAGAACTCAGAATTCAATATTTAATATTGTTGAAGTTGAAGATTCTGATGATGGCTTATTCGTAATGGGTAATATAATTTCTGGTGATGAATTAAATAATGGCGCAATACCAGATATTCTCTCATTAACTGAGACTGAGCCTGAAAATAAATTAAACGAATTGAATAATTATTGTTTACAAGGAAGTAGTATCAGACCGGTAGTATTGAAATTTGAAAATGATAACTTTATAGCAATCTATGGACCTGATGAAGCAGCTAATACTTATATTAGTAATACAATAATATTTAATAATGAAAGATACTTCTTCGGTTGTTATAATGATGGAACATTATCTACTTATGGAGTTCTGACATTAGAAAATAATACTTTAAAATCTAAAGTTTTAGATGATAATGATATAATTAGAGACCTCTATAATACTGATGATTATATTGATGAAAATGGCAATATATGCTGGATTACTAAAGGACCAAATCCAAAATATTTACAGACAGAAAACACAAGTGATATACTCTCAAATATATCAAATAATAGAATAGTAAAAGTTGATAATAATGGAACTATTAAATTAGATAAAGCTATTATACCAATCGGCTATGGAATTGTCAGAATATTGTTCTCAGTTTCTACTCAGGAAGATATTACTGATAACAAGGTTTGTGTACCAACTGATGGTTCTTTTGATAGTCTTTATTATACTGATGAAAAAGAATTTGATGTAATAAAGACATTGGAATATTCTGAAACTGATTCATTCCATAATGCTGATAGAGTTTACTCTTTCAATCAGCAGAAATATAATGGAAGATTAGTAGATGATGGAGAAGATGCAGAAGAAAATAATCCATATTATTTCCCATATCTTCCGCCTTCACCTGATAATCCATATTATGAAGAAACAGAATTATTGAATGACTCAGGAAATCCAATTAAATATTGTTCTTCAGCTGGATTATATGATATAGCTGGTGAAATAGCTAGAACCCCTAAGTATTATTCTATTGAATCTTTAAATAAAGATATTACTCAAAGAATTGAATTAACTGAAATAGATGCTACTACTTCATCAATTAATTCTATTAAATATTCATCAAGTCCATTCGCGGATATTGATGCGGATAATTTAGGTATATTCAAAAATTATTTAATTTCTGGTGACCTTGAAATTGGAAGTTTTATAGAAAGAAACTTTACAGTCAGACCAGATACAACTTATGATATTGAAGGAGCAATAGAAAACTCTATTACAAATAATGAGCCATTATTTATAGTAGATGATAATGAGTTTATTCTTAAAAAATTACCTGAAGAAGAATCTGATGATTCAGCTCCATTATATTTATATAACTCTACTCGTGGATATTTCTTACTCGATAGTGATATTTATTATAGAGCGGAATTGAAGATTCCATATTTATTTAATACTAAAAATGGACAGAATCTCATAGATACAGATTTTAATAACGTATCAGAAACTCCAACAGCAGGTATTTATTTACCAAAGAATGGATACGGAAGCTTCAGAGGTAATCTTGATGAATGGATTTATAATAAGCCTTGGGATATTGATGCTGTTGCTTTTGATAATAAATATCTTTATAATAATAAAGGTGAGCCAATTTATCTCGTTGGAAAGAATGGACAGAAAATTATCTCAAAGAATGGAGAACAAAAATTCAAAGTTTCTGAAGTAAATAATAATAAGCCAAAAATTACAAAAGAGTTACTTGGAGATGAAAAATATAGAACAATCACAGTAATTCACGGTAATGATAAATTAAGTATTACAGTTGAAAAACTTGAAGAAACAGCTCCACATATTTATTGCCCATTTATTGAGCCTGCTGGAGCACAAAATACAAACTTCTTCAATGGATTCGTATTTAAAGTAATGAAAGATACTAAGAATATTTGTGAATCTGATAAATTAAAGGTATTCTTCAATAATGGAGAAGAAAGTGAAGTTGAGTTTACTTATGAAAATTCAATTTTGACTTTGAATTTCAATGAAGAGCAGGATTCTTCTCATTTATTCAATTTAAGATTTGAATATGAAGATTGTGAACCATTAGAAATAAATAATTGTGATTTTGATGAAACTCTTACTCAGCCTGATATTGATAAAATAAATGAGCTTTTGATAAAAGATATAGTTTATATTAAAAATGGCTCTGATGAATCAGAAGAAATCTATGTACCAATTTATTCAAATCCATATTTCTGTGATTATGAATATTTTGGCTCTGAACATCCAATTAATATTGATGTTGAAAATAAGATTTTATCAAGGCCAAGTAATAAGCAAGATATTACATTAAATACAAAGATTACTGAAAAAGTTGAAAATGAGACAATAGATTTACTCAATGCAAGATATAAATTGAATATTAATTATATTGATGATATTTATATTTTCACAAATGATAATAATAAATGCTATATTATTGGTGATACGCATTTTGATGGAGAACCTTTTAATCATATAGAATCATTAAATGATTCTGATTTTAATGGTGCTGTTCTCAATTATTTTAGTGATACAACTTCTGATGAGCAATTTGATATATTGAAATGTAATAAATTAACTCATAATGGACTTGAATTTAAAGATTTGCCTTATGATGATAATGATGAAGTTGTAATAAAAGGTATTCAATCTGAAATAATTATGAAGCAACCTCATTATTCAAATTATGCTGAATTATTCAATAATCTTGGGTCAGAAATTTCAACTGGAAAGATTATATATAAAGCAGATTATAAAGATACTGAATTATATGTATCTGCAACTGGAAATAATGTATTTAAGTTGAATAATTTAATCGGATGTAATCAACCAAATATTGAAAATAATTTGAATGATGGAAAAGTTCATTATATCAAAATGAAATTATTGACAGCTACTACAATCTTACCTTCAAATGATATTATCAAAGATGGAGAGAGCTTTGTTAAAATTGATGCTAAAGATTTAATTGAGTGGCCAATTGATAGAGTTTACTTCAATAGTAGAGGTATTAAACTTCCACCTGTTAAGATAGGAAATAAATTCTACAGGAATGAAAATGTAGATGATTATAACAAGATTTCCTATAAGAATAACAATGGATATAAGATTTTTGAATGTGATGAAAATGGAAATTATACAACTTATATTGAAGATAAGGGAGAATTAGTAAGTAAACTCTGTACATCAGTAAATTACTTATTTAATCCATATACTCCTAAAAATGAATTAAATATGAACTCATTCAAGAACAGATTCTATAAAGAAGGTGAAGAGCAAAATCCTTTCTGGCAAATTATCAGAATCAAGAAAGAATATAATGAGCTTACTGGAGAAATGGAAGAAAAAGCGAAGATTTTGGAATATAAGAAATATTCTGATAGTGTAAATCTTTTTGAAGCTGAGCATCCATATATCAGTATTTATAAAACTTCTACTTATGAAGAAAAAGAAGACCTTGTATTCTTGAATAAGAATGTTGATTTTGTAAATAAAAAGAAAGGCGAAATCAAATTTACTTCAAGATTCAATGATAGAGATTATTACGCTGAAACAGAATCTATCTTGAAATTCGGTATTGAAGTTCAAAATACTCTTAAAGGAAAAATTGAAAAGAATCTTGACAGAATCTTATTTTCTTCTTTTGAAAAATGTAATTACGAAGTTAATAATATCAACTCAAATAAGATAAATAATGATGATTCTATCATAGAAATTTCAGAGTTGGGACTTTTCAATAAGAAAGGGCAATTAATGGCTTATGCTACATTCCCACCTATTGAATATAGAACAGATTCTCAACACTTATCGTTCTTACTATATATTTACGATGGTAATTATTAAGGTTATACTTTTTAAAAATTAGAGACTAATTTAAAATAAAATATAGGAGTAAAACGAATGAAAAGTTTTAGATTTCAATTCATAGATATTGATGAAAGCTATACAATTTCAACAGCTAGAACTAATATTTCTGGTTATATTGGAATTCGAGCTCCAAAGGGACTTAAAGAAGCCCAACTTTTCACTCAGGGAAATGAAAAACACATCAGAGCTATGATTGGTATTCCAACAGCTAACTGGCCTGACATTGCCGAAGCTATTGCATTCAATAATGGCTATGATTTGTATATTTCAGCACCACCTGGAAACGGAGCTGGTTATTCATCATATTTTGGTGGTAAGTATATCACAAAAGATGGAATTTTAGATTATTGGAACGTAACAGATGGAGATAATCCAAACTTTGAAATTGCTGTTCCTTTAGCAAATGAAAAGAATTATATCAACGAATTAAATGATTCTGATATAACTTTGGAATTGGCACCTCAGACTGGTAAAATCAAGTTGAACATTTCAAATATTTCAAAGAAAATTTTTGAAAGAGTAAATGCGTTAGACTTTGATGGAAAAAATATAGAATTCAAAAATGGTACATTCTTCTATGATGATGGAAGTGATAATGGAGTAAATTACGGTTCTTATGATAAAATTGCTAAAACAGCAGTTTTTGAAACAGGACTTACAATTTCTGATATTTTGAATACTGATGATATAAATACTGATGCTGCTAAAGCAATATCTATTGGTTATCAGAAGAACGATAGATATGATTACAATTTCTATACAAGCTCAAATGGAGAAAAACTCTATTATCAGAAAGGGCCAAATGGAGAAGAAAACGAAATTGTAGTTGGAGATTCTCTTGAATTTGGAAAAATTATTTATGTAGCTCCTGACTATACTGATTTCGTAGTTGGAAATCTTTATTTGACACTTTCAAACGGTACTCTTTCAATTAAAGATTGTACTTCAACTATAGAAGATGTTGAATGGGCTGAAGCATCGGGAACAAATACAGTAATAATTACTAAAATTGAAATGGGTAAATTACTTGCTTGGGAAGGTAATACAGAAAATAATTTACCATTCGGAAATACAACTCTTGAGCCATTCAAAGGATTAAAAGACCTTTTAGTATGGAAATATAATATTAAGGCTGATACTCTTCTTTGTGTATCACAGAAATCACCTTATGAAACAAAGACTAAGATTACAATTTCTGACATTGGATATGACAAATATCTTTATGATGCTAAGATTCCATACGTAACAAAGTCATTCTTCAACCAAGAAGGTAATGAAGATTTAATCAAGAATAATCTTGGAGCAATTTCTCCATATAATGAAATTGTTGCTATCGTTGGAACAACTCTTGATGATAACCCAAATGTTGAAGAAGCTCAACTCAAGAAAAATGATATTAAACTCTATGGATTACTTGAAGATGGAACATTTGATGATGTAACAGAAGATTATCTTACAAAAGATATTTATATCACTGGACCAGCTGAATTAGATGATTCAGATGCAGCTAGAGATATTCGTTCTGATTTGAGAGAAACAATCTGGTATGTTGATTATGGAACAAATGAAAAGCCATTATTGAAACAAAGAACAGAAGATGGAGAACTTCTTTTAAGAGGTAATGTAAACTTCAATACTATTACAATTTCTTGTTCAGAAGAAGTAGAGCCAGGAGAAATCACAACTGGTGGAGAATTTACTGGTTCTTTATCAGAAACAGGAACAGATGTAAATGGAACAAATATTTATTGGCCAAATGTTCTTTCTGATGATGCTGTAACATTCATTAAGGTAATTCCAGTTAACACAATTGATTCTTATGATGAATTCGTAAATGGATTCTGGCGAGGAACAAAGATTGTTGATGAAGCAATTGATGGAGATGTTTATACATCAAATATTAAGGGACAGAGATATTGTTCTTATGTAAATAGATTGAATATTGCTGAAGGTAAACTCGGATGCGCTTGGAGAAATGAATATGCAGGAATCATTAATGATTCTCTTATTGAAGCTGAATCAGATGTTTATGATGATTGTGTAATCTTTATGGAGCCAACAGGACAAGAACAATTCAGAAGCAAATTAGTTTCTTTAAGAGAATCTTGTCACGACCTTTCAACATTCATCTCACCTAAGATTATTACTCAGGCTGAATTTGATAATCCTAATAAGATTATCGTAAATGGTAAATCTTTTGGTGTTGCTCAATATATTGGTGAATTCAAGATGTATGATACTTACACAGGAAAGTATTATTACTGTCAACCAATTGGTGATGTAGGATTAATGCTTGCAAGAATCAATGATAGAGAGTATGGTGGACACGCCCCAGCGGGAACAAATGAAAATGGACTTGGTGGACAGCTTTCAAGAGCAGTTCTTGAAGCAAAATGGAAGTTCAAAGATGCTCAACTTAAGATTCTTAATAAGAAGGGTGTTAACCCAATCACTTATGATAACAAATTTGGTTTAATGATGAGAGACCACTTATCTACAGCAGATAACTCAAAAGGTTCTGATTGGGGTTGGCTTGGATATTCAATGTCATTCGACCTTTGTAAACGAGAGATTAGAGATAATGTTATGGCAGAACAGCTCTTCAAGAGAATTAATGCATTCTATATGTCTATCAGAAAGAAGCAAATTGATGCAATTCTTGAAAAGAGAACTTCTGGTTCTGACCCAATTTGGGATTATGCTTACTGTGAAATCACAGGAAAGAATAATGGAACTACAAAAGCTAAGAGACAATTTGTTATCGAAGTTGGATGTAGAGTTAACGTTTATAGTGAATCTATCTTGCTCTATTACAAGACGATGAGTCAAGAAAACTAAAGCGAAATAGATTCAGAGTATAAAAAGGGTACCTTTAAGGTACCCTTTTTTCATTCCCGTCTCAGTTCACTAGATATATCCTTTTTCACAAATTTTACTTTTCTTAAAAATTCTATTATATTATATTATAGAATGGAGGTTATAGGTGTATCAGGTTGATATAATTGATGGCAATTCGTATTTCAATTATACAGACAAAAGTATAGATATTCTATTTCACCCATCAATAAAAGAATCCAATTATAATAATATAAAATTTGTGAAAATACAATGTTTGGAAGTTTTATCTGATGGAGTAAAGGGGATAAATCTTGAAATTAAAGAGCCTGATATAAAAGAAAAAATCAAAGAAGCACAGAAAAAATATGGGAATTATATACTCGAAAGAGTTGTATATAAAGATTTAAAAATAAACAATATTTGGAGCGAAAAAGTATGGGAAGAAAAAAAGGTAGTAAAAATGGAACAAGTTCTGTAGTTCCATTTCGTGATTATAATTTAATAAAAAGAATTAAAGAAGGCGATAAAAAAGCTGAATATGAATTGTTCAATTTATATTCTGAATTGATTTATTCTCAATATCATACTTTAAGAGAAATAGTCGTAAATTATGGATTCAAAGGATTTGAAATACCGGATATTAAAGATTATAAAGCGGATTGTTGGGAGCCATTCGTAAAAGCAATCAATACAACAGAACTCAGTAAAATTGACCATTGTCCGATTTATGATTGTAAAAAGGACGAAGGAGAAACGTTGACTGATTGGAGAGCGAGAAGAAAATGTATTGGGTATGAAGACCACTCTGAAAAATGGTGTTTCTATCAGACTTTTTGGGGTTATATTAAAAAGATGAATGAAACAAATCTCGCTCATTGGGTAAAGGAACAAGGAAATAATATTCAGATGATAGCGGCTTCTTCAAAAGATGAAGAATTCAATATCATTGATATTGCAAAATCTTATGATAATTCTTGTGAGACGGAATACCTCGAAAAGAAAGAAAATATGAAATTGAGAATGGCAATCAATAATGCATTCAAGAGATTTACTCCTTTACAGAAAAAGATTTGGGATAGTCGCTCACAGGACGAAAGTGAATATAATTTCGTCAAGAATAATAAAGTATCAAAAAAGGATTATGAAAGTAATCTTGAAGCAATGAAAAATATT